AAAAAAAAAGCTGCACCCGTAAGTACAGCCCTTATATGAAGCGTTATGCGTTATTTCAAAGACTCTGAATGACCAAAGCACGAAGTACCGTGAATCGGACAGGAATCCATAAGCTTTAAGCGGTATGGGGTTGGAGTCGAAGTTGGGGAAGTTTCGAAATTTACCTCCTCATAAATTGGGGTAATTTTCTCTTCTTGTCTGTTATTTTCACACGCGCAAAGTAGGGTGATCGCAATAGTCACCGAGATAAGTTTTTTCACTGTTTAGTGTAGTTTTAAATAGTAGTACTTTAAAATATTTGTGTAATACAAAGATACAAATATTAGACCTACTACCCTAACCATTGTCATCAACATACGATAAATATTCTTCAGCGAAGTTGATTAACTCCTTATATGTGAATTGTTTGTGATTTTCATCGAGTACTGTAAAACTAAAAAAGCTCCTGAAGAAGTTCTCAGCAGTAACCTTTTCGTCAACTAGATTTGTGGAAAACTCCGCATCCTCTAGTCTGGGTGCTTTAATTAAGTCCCAAGCTTCAGTCAGTTCTTTAGTTTCTATAGACCCTTCTAATATCGATTGCTGTAGATCCTCTACTACTGCATCATCTTTTGAATGTTTTTTTATTTTAGAGAACGATTCTAACTGTGTTGGTGTAGCTACAGTTCTTAAAATATCTTGTGGGTTATCCGACTCTAGTATATCAAGAAAAGTATTTGTGGCTTTAAATATACGCCAAATGTAGGATTGGGCGATTTCGGTTACATGTGATAGATAAATCACAAATTGAGTAAAGCTACTAAACCTAGACCCTTCCTCCAGATATAATTTATCCCGCTTCACTATGTACATCATCTCTCCAATTTTTTTCCACGAAGCTTTATCTTTTTTGAGCATAGAGATGATTTGATTTTCTAGGGGTTTTAATCTAGACATATTTAGTAAGGTTATTTTGGTAGTAAAAAGTAGAGTGACCTCGTTCAATTCATCGATAAGTGGTACATAAAGATCACTCTACTTTGTGGAGTACCCAAGGTACAAAAAAAAGCATTAAGCTGCTACATTTGAAAACTTATTTACCTCCAAGGAACTCGTAAACGGCTTTATTTTACCCTCTACATAACTTGCTCCAAAGTAAAAGCCAAGGATCAACATAAAAGCTCCCCACATCGCAGCAACAGTTTGCGTTACGAAGCTCTCCTTCCCTGCAGGAATGTCTACAAAGATTAAAATATAAGTCACGAAAAAGACATTGAATCCAACAAGCAAAGCAAGGTATGCTGCAATATTCTTTGTCAACTTCGTTGCTTTATCGGCTTGGTTGATCAGTTCAGTCATTCTTCGTGCTGAATCTCTATCTTGAACTTCATACGAAACAATTTCTGACTCCTGCTCTTTGAGGGCAATTGCTATCTGTGCTTCTAGCTGTTCTCTATTAAAAGCATCCTGAGCTTTTTCGGCTTTTGTATAAACAAAGGTATCAGCTCCCTTGACTAATGTCTCAGCAATACCTTTAATCACGTTTAAACCAATAGGCATTTTGACTATAGTTTAAATTAAATATTAGCATAGTAATCTATGCGAGTTTGAGTAGTATTCTACTTTACGAACTAACTAGGTTTACAAAAGGCATAACCTCTGAAAGTTCAACTCCTTTTTTCATTGCTAGCATCACTACTTCATCTTTAAGCCTACGAAATTTTGAAGTAGGTTTTCTATGAGCGATAAAGTCAGTGATTGTTGCTTTTTTAGACTCAAGTTTACCCAAAACATGTACAGCTCCTTCCTGAATTATTAAGGTGTTGGCTGGAGGAAGTTCAATAAACTCCCCTACTGTTTCTCTTAAAATGAAGTTTCTATTGAATACAGAAATATTCGCAGGGACGTTCAGTTTTGGAACATACACCTCAAGTTCATATTCTGATTCTCTATAAATAGATTTTAGGTACATGGTTATACGATTAAAATAGTTTCTACGTAAATGTATTTAGTCGGGACTACATTCAGCCTCGAATATATTGTATTTTTATATCTGTAAAGTGCGTTGTGGTGATTTGATACTAAAGGGGCGCCATCTACTTCCAAGGTTGTGCTATACGATCCTGAAGAGTCGCCAACACTAGTACCTGGTAAGACTACTTTTCCAAGAACATCTGAGCTACCCCCAGGTATTTTGAATAAAGCTTCTCCTGCAACAAGTGGTTGTAAAAAATTTCCCGATACTTTGATTCTACCTCTAAGTAAAATAAAGATGCCATACTTTCTATACTTCAGTCCTGTTAGGTCTACTGTCGCATTCGAAAGAACTGCACTATTGGAGAAGGATGTCCAATTTGAATCAACAATTTTATTGTTTGCAATAGCTGACCATACTCCTGATGCAGTCGCTAAATCTGTACTTCTACTTGAAGATCCAATGTAACTTGATGGTGAATATCCAGAGTTTTTAGGATTGCCCGAAGCATCTGTTCCCATAAAGCTCCAATTTTTTCCAATAGCAGACTTGTTAAGCTTATTGGAATTTAATGAATTGTATACCTCGTCTATCTTTTCTGAGACAAGTCTTGAAGTAGGTATTCTTGTAGAGTTTGTAGAAAGGGATCCTGTATGAGAAATAGAAAAATCTGTAGCAACAACTTTTCCTGCTACTGAAGTGACTAGCTTGCCTCCCGCGTCTGGTATATCCGACTTTTTTACAGAAGTTTCTTCCAAAGAATTGATATGCTCGGTTAGTGTTTCCGCATACCTTTCAAGAGAAGAAACTCGATCTACTGCAGAACCTATAGCACTGTCTTGGGAAGTATTCTTATCTTCTGCGGTCTTCAGCCTATCACTTAAGGAGCTAGAGATGTCTGTGAGGTCTGAGATGTTCAACTCATTCGTTTTTACGCGATTTTCAATAGAGGAAACCTCGCTGTTGACTGAACTTAAATTTGTGTGCAGGTCATTCACCTTAGCAAACAGGGAAAGTTCCTCCAATGAGTGAAAGCATGGTTTTCGGTCCTTAATAAGATATGTTCCAAATGCACCTGAAGGAAGTTCCCCTACTCCAACGGTTACACTAGTAGCTACATCTACTTCACAAGTTTTTTTATAACCTACGTCTGGAAGATTAACTCCTGTAAGTTCCCTTGGATCCGCTACATTTTTATATGCTTCAGATTCAAAGTTAAATCGGGTAACTTCTAAACTGATATACACATCATCAGACCCTACACTTATGTTCGAGTCTTCAGCAAGAGCGATATAAACACCTTGAACCCAAAGTTTAGCTGAGTTAAAAGAAAGCTCTCCATTATTATAAACAATGGATCCTTCAGAAACCAAAATGCCAAGACCCTTATAATAATCATATAGTGGAGTCTTTATATTTTCGATCTCTCTATTAAGATCTTCTGCTAAGAAAATGTGAGGATGGGCTTGAAATACTGTACGTATTACCTGATCTGTTTTTGTATATGCTTTTGCTGACATAGTTTACCAATTTTTTTGTAAAGTAAAATTCGTAATAATTGAGAGGTGTATCAACAAAGTGTCCCGTTACGTCACAAGATACACTATTTATATACTTTTTTAAGTATATTGCTACAAAAAAGTAAAGGTATGAGTACTAAACATGTAATAGAAAGAATAAAAATAGCTCGTAAAATAAATAAACTTACGCAGAAGCAGATGGCTGAAAAGCTTGGCGTATCAGATACTACCTACAAGAAGATCGAGCTGGGGCAACAGAACATTGAAATATCAAGACTTACGAAAATTGCAGATATATTAAACCTAGATTTAACCGAATTATTTGCTGAAGTCCCTTCTAAAGTAATCACTTTTGTAAACCAAAAAGGTGGTACAGGAAAATCAACTCTAAGTGTGATTACTGCAACAAACCTTAAGGAAAGGCATCCTGAAAAACGTATTGCAATCTTAGACTTAGACTTTCAGAGTAGTTCTGAATTTGTTCATAAGATTTCCGAAAATCCCCTGGTAGAGGTTTTTAGAGTAGACATTCACGAATCAACCTCTCCTGTCGTTGACTTCTTAAATACATTAAAGAAAGTAAAGAAGGAATGTGAGTACGTGATTATAGATACAGCAGGATCCGTTGTATTAGCTCAGTTCATCTCAGCGGTACTTTCAGAAACCAATCTAGCAGTCGTTCCTCTTGAGCTGACAGACTTAACCGTTCATGGCACACTGCCAACAATCACTCTGATTGAAGATGCAGCTAGTAGAAGAAAAGAGCAGAGTAAGACTTTCAAAGCACTTGCTGTAGCTAATAAAATGAAAGCTAATGTAAGTGAGTTGAAATACCGTAAAGATTTAAAGCTTGGCGACCATATCGAGATGATGGATGCTTATTTAACATCTAAAGTAACTTATGGTAGAGATCTATCATTAGATCGAGCATTGACAAATAAGGAAGTGGAGGCATTTATAAACGAAATTGAGAGTTGGGTATGAAATCTTTAGGAAGATTAGATCGATTAAATAAGATAAAGGAAGATAGCTACGAGGAAAGTAGTGAGAAAATAAATGCACAGAAAGAGTTAAATAAACAAGAAGAAGAACTCATGTTAGTGCTTGGGGGAGCTTTCCCTCTGAACGTTGAGAAGATAACAATATCTACAGAACTAGAGAAGTACATAAGGCAGCAGAATGAGCTTGAATACATGGATTTTTTCGACTCTGTAAAGGTAGAGGGAGTTAGGGATCCAATTGTAATTTTCGAGGATCCTGAGTCTGGTGAAACTATCCTTGTTGACGGACATCATAGAGTAAAAGCAGCGAAAGAATTAAACATAAAATCACTGCTTGCAAAGAAGCTAAATGTAGGGTCATTTTCGGAGGTAAAACTATGGATGCTCAAGAACCAATTAGGTAGAAGAAACCTCACAGATGGGGAAAGAATTTTCTACGGATTAGAGGTAACTAAGAGTATTGCAGAATTAGCCAAAAAAAAGAAGAAAACCGCGTTTTTGGATACGTCAGTCGTAAGTGCAAATTTGCACTTATCGAGAGAAAAGAAAATTGACAGGATGCAAGTAGCAGCAAATTATGCTAATGTTTCAAGAAGACAGACCTTCAAATTCACAAAAATTCTCAACTCTGGAAAGGCCGATTTAATTAAGAAAGTAATGGGTGGAAAAGTGTCCATTCACAAGGCGTATTTGGAGGTGACAGAAGAGAATAAAGAGAAGAAAAAACCTACAAAAAAAGGACATGAAGAGTTAGATAAAATCACAGAGAAAATATATAACTCAATCAAGCCCTTTTTAAAATCTCATGATCCTAACGAGGTGCTAGAAAGAATAAAAGATTCTATTGCATAAAGTAAGAGCAGCATTGCTCAATACCCTCCTCTCTATAAGAATCCCATAAACTTTTTTTATCTGGGAAATCCTGAAGTAAACGACTATAAAGTAAGTCTACTAAATCTAGAGCTTGCTTGTAGTCGTTTTCTATTATTCTCTTTAACCCCCAAATGTGAGTTACTGAAGTCTGTCTGCTTTCTCTAAGCATATTTTCTAAAAACATTTCTTTTGGTCTACCCAATTCTGTAAATGTTTCGTACATGATGCCTTGCTCCGCGTAACACATTTCAATAATCTTAAATGGGTCTATTGGATTCTTCCCCTTCCAAGAACGATCTCCATAAAAGGGCTTTTTCATATAGGCTATAGATCTTGCGATATATTCTTTTAAATGCTCTTCATCCCAAAACGTAATGAAAGCTGCATTACATCCAATGCCTGCGTTAGCTCCTGTATACACTCCGTTATCTGCGTGTACATAGGTAAGATTAATTTTGTTGGTAGCTGATCTTTTAAACTTTTCGGGGTACTTGTCCCAAAAAATAAAATCAGCATCTATGAAGCTATCACCTTTAGAAGCTTTCTTATAAGCAAACAACTTACCGCAAGCCCAAAAAGTATTAGTGTCAATGTCTTTTGAATTTTCTTTGAAGTCCTCATACCAAGTTGTATCTATTTCGTCAAAGAGTTCCTGATCAAATTTTGAGGGGTCGTCAGTATGTAATACTACTCTACCGTTCTTCTTTCTCCAAGTTTGGGAAGAAAGAGCCAGACATAGTTTACCCCAAACTTTCCAATGCGGAAATTTTTTTCCAATGCCTCCTGCACAGACATCTCCATAAATTGTATATCTCCCTGTCATACTTAGATTAAATCGATTCCATAGACAATTGTATCATGCTCAAATATTTTAGGTACGGTGTATTCTTGAAATACCTGAAGTTTGTCCCCTTTGATGCATGCGAAACCTTTTGCTTCTTTAAAAATTTTGTAGTTAGCGATAAAGGCAATTTTTGTCGGAGAAAGTTGGAGTAGTTTTACATGTTTGTTTCCTCCGGCTACTGACTTTACGGGTTTTGGTAGATCTAACTCAAAGTAGTTAGTATAGTGAGGTAGATTTGGTAACTGTATTTTAATCATAGTATGAAAAATGCTAACCCCCAAAAGAGAGGGTTAGCAATTAGTTATTTAAGATTACCTTATGATGTAGGAATCCAAACTTTGTTCGGATTTCTTGAAGAGTACTCTGTAGTAGAGTATTTCACATCAACTGAATAATGCTTGATCTCGTTTACAGGTTCAATCCTGTGTGTCTCTGCGACAGGCAAGTTATTCATTACTGAATTGTTGAAGTTAAACGCACCATTCAATTGAATGTCGAACGTTTTAACCATACCAACATCTCTAAGAGGAAGGTCGCTACTTCTATAGTTAACACCATAGGTAACTTTTACTTCCATAGCAAAGAATCTGAACGCACCCGAATGGTAACCCGTAGAACTTGCTTTGAACATATTAGGTACTTTACCCAAAGTCTCAATCAGCTTGTGACTCGGAACTTGAGAGGCTAACATGTAATCATCTTTGAACTTTTCTAGTCCTTCGAATTTTACAGGAGTACCTAAATTCTGATAGCCACTAGTTGCTGTCATTGCTTTTAATTGCAACTCTATTTTGATAGGTCTAGTATAGACATATCTAATGTCAGGAACTTGGGTTGAAGGCCAAATCCCTAACATCTTCGCTAGAGCCTCTGTTCTAAAGCTGTTCGAATCATGATCAGAATACATATGAACTAAGTTCACTAAGGCTTCTTTTGAACCACCAATCGAGAATCTTGGTTCCGTAATACCTGCTCCACCAATCTGATTAGTGTTTTTAGTACGACCCATCAATTGAATGTAGACATGGCTGGCTCCAATGATAGAGTACGCAGTTAATGTTTTTGTATATTCAATAACTACTTTTGTACCGTTTCTAGTAGAAGAAGTGAAAGCAATAAAAAGCTCGTACTCCCCTGATCCAGAAACACCCGATTTTTGGAATTCAGCAAAGAAGAATGACCAAGCAGAATATGCCTGAATGTTTCTTGATGTTGCTTCTCCATTACCTGCATTCTCAACAAGAACTTTATCCCCACTGATATGCTTAAGGTATACTGTGATGTCTTTATCAAGTGCCGCCTGCTTCATTCCGAAAGGATCCATCGATGCACTTGGTAAAGGAATTTCTAATGAAACTCGATCTAAACCATTTGATGAATGGAAAGATCCATTGTAGCCCGAAATAAGTACATCTTGAGGAGTTTCAGTACCCACGATTTCAAATGAAGTCTGAACCGTATTAAATGTGAAATACTCGTTAAGACCATCAAAATCTTGTTGGTATAATCTAAGATAGATCTTACCTGCAGGAATGCTTTCTCTTGGCTCCAACTCAACACTATAATGTTTAGTGACATTTGAGTTACCCGCAGCATTAACCTTATTCGCAGGATTCCAATTTTTTTGATCTAACGACCACTCTACCTGAAAAAAGTCTGCGTTGATTTCTGTAGACGTACTCCACTTCAGCAACACATGGTCAGTCATGACATATGCATTAATTGACGAAAGAGTTACAGGAAGATCCGCAGGAACCGAGAAAAGGAATTCCTCATGCGTTGTAGACGTAGCACCCGAAGTATCTGCGGGATCAACAATCGTCCACTTAAAGTACATGTTCCAAGTCTCGCTAACAGGTTTAGATACAGATTTTACGATGTTCCAAGCATTTTCAAAATCGCACTCAGTATCCGAAGTTGGGTTTACATCTCCGGTAGCTACCACATCACCCGACTCATTTCTGTATTCAAAAATCAAGTTAGGTTTTAATAGGTTTGCAGCAGAATTCGCAGAAGCTTCAGAAGAAACACTGCCAAATTCATCCTGTCCATAGTCAATTGTAGGCGCCCCTTCTGATGCTGTATCCGAGTAGAACGTAGCACGGAATGAAGTTCTAAAAGCGGGGTTGGATTCCTGTTGGTAATACGGAGTATATACGAAGTGTCCCTCTAACGCAACTCCGTCACCTGAGAATGCAGCATCGACTAAATCTTCATCGAATCTAACTGTAAGCTTAGACTGACCTTCATTTGACTCTACTACACCATCAATGACTAAGCCTTCTACGCCAAGCCATGCGACAGTTTGTTTATTGGCATTGTAGTAGTCTGCATCCATACCTGATTGTAAACCATCAGTGACAAAATAGACTTTACCAAAAACGGAAATTGGGGCAAGGTTTGTCCCTTGTAATGTGACACTCGTACCCTTCATGAAGCTCACGCTTGTACCTGCGTGAAACGAAGGATATGCACCTAAGTCATCTCCTTGCTCAATGAAATCTCTAAGTGAATCTGGGGTAGAGGCATTTAGCTCTGAACCCGAAGTAATCGTTCTAAGAACGGGAATAATAGTAGACATGTTTGTTTTTGAAAGTATTAAATACTTAACGCTGTTTTAATGTTCGTTGCCTGTGAAGCATTAAGAACTCCTTCACTCTCTAGAGTATTTACTAAAGAAAGGAAGTCATCTTTTACGAATTTTTTATTGACAAGGGAAAGATCTGTGTACTGTGCTGAGTAGTCAGCATCGTATTCTAATCCCTTATTGTTCTGTGCATCTCTAACACGCATAGCAGTTGCGGAAATCTCTATGTATTTTGGATCTCCAGAGGCTACTTCTTTGATACCAACATATGCAGTACCCGCACCCCCTGTAATGATGCCTTCGTTTACTCCGTCAGTGGCACTTAGCGTAGCACCATTAAACGCATTGGCAATGATCTTTGCAGAGTATCCTAAAAGAAAGCTATCTGTAATTTCAAAACCATAGTCAGAAGAGCCGTCATGCTGTGTAGTAAAGTACCCCGAAAACGCTTCCGTAATAAAACCCGCATCATTGGTAAGCTCTGATGTAGATGAAGGAATTGAAGGTTTATCAGTCAAGTCATTATAGCTTGAGATACCTGGAGTATCTTTACCTACTTCAGTCCAATTTTCTGTGTTAGTCCACGAATCGTCTGAAAGGTCTGTACCTTCATATCTAAAAGTTGTGTAGGTATTGTCCGCATTTTTTACCGAAATCAAAACGCCATATCCTCTTTTTTGTAAGGGTATGTTATCTCTCTCAGTAGTACTAAATACAGACTTGTATCCTCCTTGCACATCCTCCGAACTAATAATTGGATAATCGCTATTTGCGTGTACAAGTTTTTCGGGAAATGGTAATCCACTCATCTTATTCAAACTCAAGTTTAGTCCCTACATTAAATGCCCCAGGAGCATTACTTTTGTATACTCTGTAGCTAGCAGTGACTCCATATGAATTTGTATAATCAAAGTCGCCTACTTTAGTAAAAGCTGAGAGTACCGGAGATGACCCGTCTTGAGTGACTTGAGATAAGTCTCCATAACTCGCGGGGTAGATATAATAAGTAAAATGGTCCCCTGCATCTTCAGTAGCTTGAGTACTATTGATCGTTAAGTTTTTAGAAGTTGCTAGGGATCTTGAAGTAGATATTCTATCAATCACCTCAGTAACTTCCGCATTTGTTGGTGATGCAGGAAGTGGGTAGTTTGTACCTCCAAAAAAGCTTCTTTGACGAATGCTAATAGAGAAAGTTCTCGATAAGTTATCTCCACGATCCCCTATTGCAGTCAATGTCCACGAAATTATCCCTGGAGTTAGGCTCTGAACTTTTGAGCCAACTAATGCTGTAAGTGAACGGTCAACATCATTGATCGGCTGACCACTAAAACCTGTACCCACTAGATTAAACGTAGTTGGTTCATTGCCTTCACTATCTACAACTGTAGTCCAAGAAGCAGACTGTACCGTAATTTCTACTCCAACCTCAAATACACTCCCCGACTCAGCGAAACTTACCTGAAGAGAAGAGAGTGACGGTTTAATGTATGGGGAAATCATTTCTCTAAGGATCGTCTCTAGTGTTGTGCCTGCAACAAAGGTTCTTCCTTGCGAAATATTTCCTACAGTAAGTGTTGCTGTAAGGTCTGCGGTAAGTTGTGCGTTTTGGATAATGTTTCCATCTCCGTCAACGTCTTGTGTGATGTCCTTCCAATTAAGAGCATCTTTCCAATCGGTATCAAGAATGTAATCAGGAAAAACGCCCGGAGCAGTTGGATGTTCTTTTTTGTCATCCCCCTCATATCGGTATGTTGCAGCGATCACTTTACCTTCCCCATCTTGGGATGCAACCGTAACTACTTGCCCCAATCTTCTTGCGTATTGGGGGATTAAATCACGTTCTGCAATAGACCCAACCGTAAAGGATGCCCCTGAAACACTTTTTGAATCTACAATCGGATAATTGTCATTCGAGTGTACAAGTTGATCTGGAAAACTTAAAGCCATTTTTAAAATATTTGTGTGTGTGTGACATGGGGGGTGTCATCTTATTACAAATTAACTTGTAAAAGTGCGGTGCATCAAGTCGTTTTGATTTTCAAAGCTGATTCAGTACTAAACACGCTAGGAGCGTTGGACTTATAAACGTGAAGCGTTAAAGGTTTTCCTTTGTACTTAAACTCTTTCATGCCTTCATACGTGAATGCCTTCAGTATATCTCCCGCGTAGTAGTTGTCTGGCTTTATTGCTCGAATGTCCGTAAGCATCGGTTCCGACTCGGAATACATAATGTAGGTAAAGCCCTCTGTGTGGGAGCTGTCAAATGATTCCAAAACCATCTCCTCCGTATTTTCTGCGATTAGTACGGAAGCATCGTCTAAAAATGTTTCGGGGTCTATTTGAACTCCCCCTTTGTAAAATACATGTGCCATAAATTTTATTTCAAAATTGATTGTATCAACTAATTTATTTTCTGAATAGGCTTTAATCGAAGAGTAGATAACTGAAGGAGTATTCCGAATAATTGTATGATCAAGACTTTCGGGACTCTGTACGTTAGAGAATAGTTCAGTACCTAACATAGCATCTACTCTATCCGGTAGATTGTAATTTCCGTCTGCGTTTAGCTGGTATACTAACTCGTCTAAGTAAGCCTCATATGAAACGGGATATACAAACTCATTTTGATTATCAATTGAAAAGCTTTTAATACCCATACTTCCGCCAATATTTTCTTCTATATCCGAGAAGTCATAAAAGTATCCTTCATAGTGGTATTGGTAGTCCGTGAAGTATAATTCAATTGTGGTATTGCTAGAAGTAAAAGGAAGAAAGTCTAATATGTTTTTTAATACATACTCTCTAAAGCTTTGACTGTTTGCAAATGGAGTAAGCATTGCAGCTTTAAATACCGAGTTTACACTATCATCAAGAGTGATATTAAAAAGACCATACTGACCGCTTGAAGGATCCCCAACATTCAGCGGTTTTGCTGATTCTTTATTTACTGAAGGAGTAATAAATGGATACCCCGCATACAGTTGAGACATATCAATTAAAACATCTCCGTCACTGATAGCTTTTAAGTACAGCTCAATGCCCTTCTTTGTACCTTTCAAACTCTGTATAGCAAAAAGATTGATGAAGAAATGTCTAAGTATTTCGGGATGTGTCTCTGAAGGAAGGTCTACATTTGAAGCATCTAAAATATACTTTCTCACATACTCAAAATTCTTTGTAAGAAATGGGTTTGTAATTGCCTGTATATTCGAAAGTACTTCTGCCTTCTCTAAATTCATCGCATCAAAAAGAGCGATAAATTTTGAGGTGTTTTGTATCTCAAGAATTTGTTCCGGAATGTAGTCCTTAATCTGCTTCATTATATTGAGATGGCTTTAATAGTTAAGTTACCTTTTCTAAATATTGTTTCTGTTGAAGATCTCTCAAAAGTCTCTTCATCTTCTTCAGCGTAAATGTCTGTCAGTAACTCAAACTCAGAGATTGAAAGATTACTGATAGCTTTATTATTTATGGAATCTATTGAGATATTGGTAAAGCCCCTCACTTTTGCTGCTAAGGCATTTCGGATAGTTGTAGCATCTACTCCAACACCATATCCTCCGTCAATATATCTTGCAATAGAATCCTTAATAACAATGGATGCAGACTTACAAGCTTCTTTAATATCTACAGAAGAAATGACATATAGAGTTACAGTTAAATCTTCTAATTCAACATACTCATTTTTTGAGGTGTAGAAGTCATACCCCGCAGGAATGAAGTCCGCGATTTCCGATAGTAGATTTTCTCTATCCTCTTCTGTAGCTTCTTCTGTGCTGGTCAGCAGTATTCTTACCGTTACAGTATTCAATACAATCTGTGCATTTGACTTTAAGATTTCGGGAATAGAGTTTACTAATATCTCACACGATTTTTTATTAGTTATTCCATTTCGAACACTAACACCAACAGCACAATTTTTTTTGAGGTCTGCTAGAGTTTCTTCTTCTGTCTGTTTAGTTGACGAGACTACTTGAATAAGGCTTAAATCTCTTTCTGAAGAAGGATTTGAAACTACAGATACATTTGAAGTCGGATCAACATAAGATACTCTATCGGGAGCCGTGAGGTAGTCTACTTTAACCAAGGAACCAATGTTAGGTCTTTGACCAAAAATGTTATCTCCAAAGTGTAGGTTATAGCTAGCTTCTGAACGAGGAAATGCAGTAAACACCTTTGAAGAAGCTTCGCCAAAAAAGTCTTCTAGAAAAGTCCAATTTTCCCCCTCGATCTCTACTGAGATTGTTTTATAATCAATATCCGTATCGGGCAAGAAAATTTCTTTTCCAAGGTATTCTGCAGAATACGTGTTGAACTCCCCTACTGAGAAAAACGCATTCATAGTTCTTGATACATTAGACTCGACTAGTTTTATTGGGTCCCGATTTACTGCAATCAACCCTAGATCATCTAGTGAAAGTCGCAGCTCTCCTTTTGGTATCAGGTATTCTTCGCCAGCACTAACCGTCATTGAGATATTTAAAATTACAGGAGAGTACCTTTTCGGTGTATGTCCGTAATATATCGATCTAATGAATGCTGTTGTATAGTCATTAGTATTATAGACTAAACTATTCGAAGCAAAATTATTTAGATACCAAAAATCCTTCTCACTGAATTGAGCAAAAATTTCGACAAGAAACTGACCAAAGTCAGAAGCACTCCTATCCGTCCACTCTGGAAAATGAGTATCTGCATATTCATGTGCTTTCTCTACTAACTGTTTTGAAGTGACCGAAGTTAAATTGGCAAGAGAAGGTTTTAAACTTAAAGTAGAGTAATCATATATTTGTTTGATTACCTCATAGTCAAGTTTTGATATTCTTGATATAAGTTCATTTTTAGTCATCCTACAGAGCTATTAAAAGTAAGTAATAAAGTGAAAGAGGAATTAATATGGATGCTCCTCCGATAGCAGTAGCAAGCAAGTCATACCAATCAAACACACCATAGTCAGCTTCGTTATACAGCTCCCTAAACAGGCCAGCAATAGCACTAACAGCAATCGCAAGGCAGTAGCTTGAAATTCCTTCAAAAATAAATGTCTTACTTGCTACGTATGTAATCAAAGCAATCGTAAATCCTGCAAGCAAGTGTAGTTGTTTATCTCTTTTTATCATGATATTGCTATAAATCCTTTTGTATTGCTTGAGTTATCCAACTCGGCTTTTTTGTATTTATATTGGAACACTGCACCATGTTCATTGAGGGATTCTTTGATGATTTTTACCTCTTCAAGTACTGCTCCCGTATGTTTGCTAATAATCTTTTGTAATTGATTTGCATACATTCCTGCTAAGGATTCACGGTTGGGATTTTGGAGAACTTCAGAAAGGTTTGGGACGACTTCATTAAAGTAAACTCTAACCTGGTCTGAAGAATGAAAAATAAATTTCACTCCGTCATCAATCTTACTTTTACCTTCTAGTAGATTAATCTTACCTCCCTTGATCTCGCAGTTGAAAGACATTCCTTTTCGTATCATAGAACATTGATTAGTTTATGTGTTTGAAGTGATACTTTCCATTTCGGATTTTTTAATGCTAAATCCATACAATGATTTATTGCTTCGGGGTCGGGGTAATTGCCCCTAAAATGAGGAGATAAAAAGTATAGGTTTGAATCAATCGAGGGGTTAGGTAGTGAGGAGTTTTTATGTAGGACATATCGTACTTCATCTACTCTAGTATCTCCTATTTTTTTAGCCAATACGTGTTCTGCGATTTTTGGACTTACGGCAACATAATCAATGCCTAAAGGAATAGGATGAATGCCGGAGGTTTCGATGCAGATAAAGTATCCATTTTCTTTAAGTATATGAATTAACTCATCATCTAACTGATCCAAAGGCTCTCCTCCTGTCAACACTAACTCTTTGCAGTTTATTTCTGACAGAATATTTAAGATCTCTTCAGCAGTACGTTCTACGCTGCTTTCAAAATTTGTATCACATTCTACTCCCATTTTCGCACATGCGAACTTTGTTAAGCATCCCGAAAATCTGATGAAGATTGAAGGGTGTCCCGTTCTTGCTCCTTCACCTTGTACCGAGTAAAATATTTCGCTAATTAGATATTTTTTCATGACTCTTATTTTTTTATTCTAGTTTTCCAATGCCGATTTCTGTGGTTGTCCCTGATTGTGCAGCTGCACTTCCCGTTGTAGCAACCGGTATTCCTTTATTGACTTTTACTGTTGCAGACTTTACGTATGTCTCGATGGCATTGGCTAGTGAAGAAGAGAACTTTTCTAAAGCATCCCCTTGCGAGTTACCGTCATCCATTTTTGACAATTCTGTCAGCAAACTTTTGATGTTAGTGGTGAGCGTTGATTTATCTAGCATTATTTTAGGAGTTTAGAGATGTTTACTTTTGCTTTTTCTATCGCTGTAATTGTTGTTGGTATTGGTGTTCCACTTACTCCTACAGGAGTGGTAACTTGTATCTTTGATATAATGCTGAGTACATCATCAAGCAAGGATTTTACAGAAACACTTCCCTCCGTAATACTAATCTTATCCGAGATAGAAACCTCCCTTGAATCCACACTAGCAGTTACCGTATCTTTCGTAAGTGATACTTTGGTTTTATCTCCCTTTCTAAGTTCGATACTCGATGGATCAATACCGATGCTGAATGTTTCTTCGACATCTTTGATCTCGATTTTTTTGTTTTCATCATCGATAGTTATGTTATAGTTACTTGTAAAAATGCTATTGGTCCCAGTAGTATTTTTGTTGTATAATGTTGAGTTATTTTTCGGGGTGCATCCAACAATTACAGGGGCGTTTGGATCTCCATCGACAAAGGATACATAGAAAAAAACTTCATTACCTATAGTGTCTAACCATTTCTGCGTTGGAGTAAAAAAGTGCGGAAATGAATAGGACATTCGAGCGTACACAACAATACCGCTTTCAAGTCGAAGCAGTAATTTTATACCCTCGCTTGATTCGAGTTGTTTACCTAAGAAGGTAGCTCGCAATACTCCGATCTGTTCATCTCCATGAAGCTCTCGCATTATCTTCTGAATTTTAATGTTGTAGTAAAACCTTCTTTATCGCAATTGTGTAGTACAGATACTAACAAAAAACGAGCATCCGTTGTGGTGTATCTTTGTGATGTTGAATCGTATTGAAGAATGCCTTTTACATTGTAGTACTTACCTCGCACTGGCCTAAAGTCTCCATCACATGTCGCCTCCACTTCAATACCGAAATATGGCTTTATCTTAAATCTTGCTCTTGTATCATAAGACCTCGCTCTTTTAAAAAACTTTGTCTGCTCTTCTTTAGTAAGGCCTCCTTCGGTATTTAATTTTCTTTCAACTTTTTTCTGCTCTTCATCAGAAAGACTTTTGTAATAGTCATTCAACTCATAGGTATAGTATTCGTTGATGTCTTTACCATTTTCGTCTTTTCTACTATATGTCCATGTAGTTAGCTCTTTCAGTTCTCCTTCATCAAAGTATGTAACCTTATTATTTCTAACTTTTGAAGCATCGGCAACATCATGTGATACAGAAACATTTCTGATCTGAATCTGATTTGTTGCTGAAGGCTCTATAGGTTCGAAGCTATCTAAACTCTCCCCCTCTCTAAGCATTACTCTGAAGAAAACTAAGTCACCACTTTCTTGCTTTGTACTTGCAACAACTCTTAAAAAGCTATCTCCATCTTCATTTTTTTCAATGTATAAATGGCAACCTAAATAGCTTACCAACTTATTAAGTAGTGCTTGGTCGGTAAGGTCTTTTTGAATTAAAGGAGCATCTAATGAAAATTCTAAATCACCAAGAAGCTTTAAGTCTGAGCTGTTTGTTTTAAGCCCCATACCTTCTGCGATATTTTTTAGTATTTCAGAGGCTTTTATTTTTTCTTTCTTAGCCCAAGTTCTTAGTGTATCTGATTCTTCTGCTGAAGGGTACGCTTCATAATGTACCTCTTGAGAGAAACCCTTTCCAACACATGTGACATTAGCCTTAGCTGTACCCGAATCACTTAACTCAAGATCTACAGCTCTGATCGTCCCCTTAAAAGCTTTTTTTCTGTACTGGGTCGTATCATTATTAGTGTATCCCCTTAACGTACCCAGCGAGAGTTCCACAGGCGCCATAGTCCTTAAACTTGCAATCGCAAACTCTCCTGTGACAGAAAAACTAGCGTGAACTAACAGATCTGCTTTGTAGTCGATATGTATTGATTTTACCGAATCGGAAAGATCTCTACCGTCTACAAATACCTTCCAATATGAATTAGAAAAACTCATTTATTGCTTTTTTCTTTGCTCTGCAAATGTTGAAAGACTAGAAAGCTTTCTTCTAATATTTCTCTTTCGAGTATCACAATACAGGATGCATTTTTCTACCCCCGTTGGAGACGAAAATATGCTTACTATCGTGCCTCTTTTATATTTACCCTTGGATGCGTAAAGAACTTTTTCTCCTACGCCAAATGTTTTTAATCTACTCATGTTAGTACAACTAGTTTTGGTATGTAAATTTTATCTCCCGCACTATAGTCATCAGGAAGTCTTGAATCATTACACTCTGCGATGATGTTCCATAAGGATTCATCGCTGTATTTAGTTCGAGCAACATCATATAAAGTTTCTCCATGAGACATTATATACTCCTCACTCTCCAACGCTTTCGCGTTTGGTTTTAGGGGAAAAATTGGAGTGTTGTTTAAATACACTCTAGAATCGTTTATGCTGTAGAAATCTTCACTAATCATTAAGCTTGATTATTATTTTGTATTGAATCATTTCCTGCGTACAGATCATTTGCTGATGTGCCTAGTGAACCTCTAGAAATTGAAATAGCAGCTATTGAAGTTTTAGCTAAAGAGTCTGGTTCTTTTGCCTCATCGACTCGGATTGTGACTGAAATTTTCGCTCTAACGGGGTATAGATTTTCATCTCTGAGTAAAACGTCTATGTCTAAGTCACTTATGACTCCTTCAACATGTATAGAATCCCCGTAGGAAAAAACAATACGTGGAGGAGGTGAGAATTTTCTAAAGGTGTAGAAGTCTCTTCCTTGGATTCCTGCAAAGGTTGGTCTTCCTCCTTCTTCCTGTATATCGGGTCTGATCAAAGAGTTGAAGAAATCTATATCGTCTTGCACACGCTGTACTGAAGATTCAGCAACAGGGGAATTAACGTTGGATCTAGCGTATGCTTTAGGCGAACTGCCTGAAGGTTTAATACTTAAATACCTTTCTGTTTCATCAACAAATAGAGTAAACGTTATCCTCCTCGATCCGCCATTTGTCCATGCGTATTTTAAATAGTTTCGCAAGGGGGATTCTCTATCTGTATAGGTCACTTCTTTCTTATCTTTCAAGTCTTCGGGGTTGAATTGAAAGACGTAATAAGAATTCAGATCTTTAGCTAAAGCAATAACTCCTCTAGGAACAAGTTTTAGCGTGTTGGTCCTAAGAGTGAAAGTATTTCTGCTTCCATCTTCGCCTTCAATGAAGTAAGGAGAGTTATTAGAAAAACCTGCTTGGTTTGATGCAATTGGATTGGGTGCAGTTCTGAAAAGCCTTTCCATCCACAGAAGATTATGATCTGCGGAACCGCCACCCGAAATATTACTTAATTTTGAAATGAGACTATCCGCCATATGCTACCCTAGTTTTCATGTTTTTCTCAAATTCTTTTAGTGCTTTTTTGATTACCATCTCCACTTCTGAAGAAGTAACTCCCGTTCCGCTAAAAGCTCCAGGTTCTATGTTGATGCTTACCTTATCTATTGCAGTACCTATCATAGTACCTCCTTCATTATTCGAGGCATTAGATTTGATCTCCAAGGCTTTTTTATTAACATCAACCCCTCTACTACCATCGCCAAAACCAAATAGATTTTTTGTATAATCAATCCCTTCTTGGGTTGTTTGATTTGTAGCTTCTAGTAAGGTTGCGTTGCCCTTCTTTCCTTCGAATTGTTTGTCCGTTTTCTCAACTACTTTTTGAACTGTAGATGTTCCGCCTTTTAGTTCAGAAAGCTTTTGATTTTTTGCTTCTTTTCGAATTTTAGAAAGTTCAGCTAAAGTGATTTCAGAGTTTGCTTTCAATGCCTGATTAGCCATAAGAGAGGCATAGGTTTCTGCCTGCTGATTTATAAGCATTGTGTCCGTTGCATTTGCGATGCTGGATCCCCAAGATGTCATCTTTTCTAACATCCAATCCCCCGTTCCTAAAATAAACTTTCCAAACTGAGTTCCTTCAAACCAATTCATCACTGATTTTAAGTTTTCAAACAGCTTGTCTATAAAAGGAAATGCATGATCTTTAAAGAGAAATCCCAAAGGGTTATCCTCACTCTCTAGGTAGTTCTTAATAGACTGCATTCCATTGCGGAACATCTCAGGAATACTTTTTATGAATGTCGAAATAAAGTGATAGGTTACTTTAAAATCGAGTACTAGTTGATCAAACCAAGACGAGAAAAACTTCCAAAGATTTTTTACAGACTCGGCAATCATATTCACCCCTAAAGCAAAGCTCTTATTTGACTTGTAGAAATTGTATAGCGTTCTTGAGAAGTGAGCGACCACTCCAATCAAAGCAGCCACAGCCCCTACTATCGGGAGTATTGGAGCAATAGCCGTCCATATAGCAGCACCAAACGATACAACTAAAGGAATAACCCCAAGAAGAGATTTTCCAAGAGACATGATGCTTCTACCCAAAGTACCTAATGATTTAACAGAGCCAACAGCAGCTTGTCTTATTGACATCTTTGAGAGTTTCCACATTTGAATACGCAGTACTCTAAATGCATTTGCTGTTGTAATAGACTGTAATCCTAAAGCACTTAATGAACGCTTCATTAAAGGGAACGCTTTTTTAGTCATAAGGTGAGATCCCAAAGACATGACATTGAAAAACTGCTTTGCCTGTAGTCCAGATACAACAAACCATTTGGCAAGCTTAAATCCATAAACAGCAAGTAGCCATTTACCAACTAAGGAAATTGCAGTCTTTATTTCAGAACCGTACTCTTGAAAAAACCACTTTACTTTTTCAACCCAAATTCCCGTTTTGATGATGAAGTTTCTGAGAAGATTATTAATGCCATCTTTACCTCCGACCAATGCAGAAAACTTGGATTCAGAGAGAAAGAACACTTTAGTTAATTCTCTAAAAAACGTCCAAGTAAGTTTAAATACACCTCCAATAGCTTGACCAAAACCTGTAATGATTCCTTGATTTTTTCTAAGGTATTCTAGAACATCCGTCAATGATTTTTTCACCATCTCTCCAAACGAGTCGGGGCTATTCACATCACCAAAAAGGGCTTTCATGAATATGCCTCCCATCGCCTTATATCTCTCTAATATTTGAGAAAGTGAACTTGGAATTTTCAGTGCAATTCTGTGGATTTCTTTTTGTTCGTGTAGGAACCCTCTAGTTGCTTCAGCTAGCTTTCTTGGATCTAAGTATTGCTGTTGTAAAAGTTCTCCATGTTTCGTAGCTCCTGCGATAAGCCCTTCAAGAGAAGATAAATCACCGGAAAGAATGTTGGTATAATTTTGAGCAGCTTCAGAAACACTAACTCCAAACACTTCTGACATATCAGAAATCATTCTTGAGTCCTTGTCTGAATAGTTGATTCCTTTTCTACTTAGTTCTTGAGCTATACCAATATGGTCTTCTACATTACCCGAAAAATTCCCTGATGCGATGTTTGACTGAATCTTAGCGTAAGCTGCACTTGCATTTTCTAAGGACCCAAAAGCCAAATATGCTTTTCGAGTTTGGGACTCCATCTCTGTTAAGTAGTTAACAAAGGCTTGTGTGCCAAGGTAAGCACCTCCGACATATGCAATGTAGTCGATCAACCCTGAAGTCAGATTTCGAAGTGATCCATAAGCAGCTCTTGTTGTTCCAATCAATCCTTTGTTTTCTCTAGAAAGGCCATTCACGGCATTTTGAGCAGCTTCAGCTTTTTCGGCATTTAAGCCAAGAAGTCTAGCACCTTCTAGTAAAGGATTTTTACCCTGTAACACCCAAATAGCAGCTTGTGTTTTTGCTATTGACTTGAGGTATTTTTTTGTTTTACCTGTTGACTCTAGTCCAAGCTGTTTATTCAACTTATCACTAAGCTTATCTACTTGCTTTTCAACATCTTTTATTTGCTTTTTTGCATCTGTCCAAAGCCCAGAAAAAGTAAAGCCTTTTTTGGCTGTGGAAGCCTTGACTTTACTTTTATTCATCATCTCTTCTAGATTTTTTGGATCAAGTGCGTTATACATAGACTTGTATGCATTCTTACTTGCTGCAGAAAGTTTCAATAACTTATCTGTTACTGTATCTACTACAGAGATGTTTTTAATATCTACCGCAAAATCGAAAATATTCATGACTACTGTCTGGTATTTGAGTTCTTGCTTTCCTCTTCCATTACCCGCAGTTCTTGTTGTAGAATAGACCTACGTGTTTTTGTAGGTAGAAGTAGAAAGTCTTTATATGAAGAAAAATTTAACCGCTTGAGAAACAAGTGGAACATGGAGTCAAAACTATACTCTTCAGTAGGCTTAAATAGGTGTATAACTCCCTTATAAATCTGATGATATACCTCATGTGCTTTTGAAGTACATAAAGGATTATCCGCAGAAATGCCCTTATTTAATAGATGATTGCTTATGAAGAGAATAAGTTTCCCGACTGTGCAGATACAGGAATCTGTTTACTCATTGAGCAGGCACAAGTGTCCTCATATGCGAAAGATAAAGCGGGGATTTCATCTCTTACGCAGTTACGGATCGCCTGAAGGTCTTTTCTGAAAATTTGATCAAAAACTTTTAACCCTTTTCTTTTGAAAAGCTCTGATGGAAGTTCACTAATAATTTCTCCTGAATCGCTGACTTGCTTAATACCAATGATACAGTTCATTGCTATTTTTCTCCAAAATTCAATGTCATCGTCATAGCTGTTTTCATGTTGAATACAGTCGCGTAACGTTGGGGCCCTAAATTCAAACTGATTAAAAGTGATGCCGTCTAGTTCTGGCTCAACAAGTTCTCCTCTTTTTTTAGGAGATTTGTAGACATACCCTTCTGTAAGTTTTGTAGTCAACACATCAAACTCGCCATCTGCCTCGTCAATTTTTTCATAGTCTTCTTCCGAGTAGTCTATCTTGTGTAAGTCTACATCCATCGCTAGCGTTTTCGTGCAGTACTTACAAATCACTTCTTGATTTTCCAATAAGTCCTCCCACAAGTGTCTATGAATCTCTAGGAGCAGTGTATTTGCAACAGCCATAGGCATCGCTAATACTACTTGAGGAATTTTCACATCCCCACTTTCCGCGAATTTCTTGCGAACTTCTTCAGCACTTGAATGCCTCCCTAATTGGGAACACCCCGCACTGATCACATTAGCGAACCAAGAAAACGGTTTTTCTGAATTTCGCTTAGTGAAGATTTTTTCTGCAGCACCATTAATTGGTAGAAGAGTGGCCTCCTCTACTCTATCGCCCGAAAACGAATAGGTTACGTCTAGTTTAATTGTTTTCATTATACTTAGTATTTGACCTTAACTAAACAAAGCTGAGAAAAAAAATGCGGGGCATCAAGATTAGTTCTCGTCAAAATGATCATCAGCAAAAGCACCGTACTGCATTTGAAACTTATCAGTTCCTTGCACATCGAATGTGGGGTACGTTCTAGACTTAAAAGCAAACCCTTCAAGAATGATAACTCTTAAAGGAATTCCATGATGTTTTTTTGTAAGTCTTCCTGTAAGTTTCAGTCCTTTTTGGCATGCTTTAACGATACCTGCCAATTCAATATCTTCAGCTGTACCTTCTTCTGTTCGAGCAAGTGAAAGCTCCCCTAAATCAAGGATCTGATTTACGAATTTTTTCTTCTTGTTAGTACCCGCGTCTACAGTCTCCACATGCTCCATTGTTTCTTGAAGACCTGAGAGTGTTTCAAACCTGTAGTTTTTACCACCGCCTAAGACATTGTCTAGTCCAAGTGCTGATAGAACTGCCTGAGTAGCCGGAGAAGAAGAAATTTCGGGAGAAAGAGATAGTTCTAAAAACCATCCATTATTCACCATCAAATCCGCTGGTTTTGTTGACATAAGCTTAAATGTATTTGTGTGATTAATGAAGAATACTGCCGACTAAATGCCGATAGCCGACAGCGATTTCTTGCAAGTTTATTTTTATGATACGTTTAGGACACCATCATTTCTATTCAATGAGATGTTAGCATACTCCAATACCTCCGTTGGAATCCAATTTATATCGATGTTCTTTTCTTTTCTACTTTGTCCCACAGGATTATTTTGTTCATCCGAAACAAAGATGTATGCTTCTTCAAATGGAATAGAGTTTTCTAAAGCCCCAAGCTCATATTGTCTCTTGAAAAATTGACGTAAAGAAGTCTTTGCTTGCCCTACCAAATCTCCCGAATTAGAGGTTTGAGATAGCCATTGATAGTTTTCATCAATGTAATTGAGATAAAACATCGTTTGTCGTCTAATGGAAATTGACTGATGCAATTCAGCTTTCGACTGACTTCTAGACGAGACAACAAAGAATCCGTTTTTGTTAGTGTGACCAATAAAGTTTACACCGTATGCTTCCAAATACTTTGTATGTTCTTTTCTATCAAATGATTTTGTATCTACAGTAATCGCATTGATCCTTGCACCAACTCCTCCAGGTACAATATGTGCGTGTCCTCCTTGATTTTTAGATAGATGGATATAGGCTGAACCAATAATTGAAGATGCTGAAGGAATAATCTTCTTATATTTTCCATCTTGGATCGTCATCCACCCCACATACACCGCAGTATTTGAAAGGGATTCTCCACTATTCAAAGCATCGTTATAGGCTATAAAATCGCTTTCTCTTGCATTTTTTGGAGTATTGCAAACAAAGGTTACTCTGCCGTTTTCTAGGGCGTAGGCATTGCCATATTGAGCCATTTCAAGAGTCTGTACATCCGATAGGACTATTTGTACATCTTGACCATCAAAGAGCTTGAATCCTTTTTTCTCGTCATTTTCTACTACTCCTTCATAATCTGCTTCTGTTGGAGTAACATACAATCCCCCCGTCAGCATTAGAGTAACCTTACTCGTTAATGTGTGTTCTGGAGAATTAGCTTCTAGTAGTACATACTTTGAGGATTCAGAACGCTCAGAAAGTTCAATCATGTCTGATGCATAAAGGGTATCTACCACTACACCATCCTCGTACACAACCATCGCCCACTCTGAGGGAGAAGGGTGATCCAAGATAGACTGACTTGGAGGAAATACATCAACCATTAGTAGATTGCCATGCTCTCCTGGTGACTCCGTTCCATTAAATGCTGAAGTAACGGTAAATACCTTCAAAGGATCTACAGTTGTATTTGCTACTGAAACTACTAAAGCAATTGCAGTATTTGCTTGCGTGTGACTTACTGTAAGTGTATTTTTTGAATACGCATACGTGTAGTCTTCAAATACAGCTACAGCATTAACTTTCTGAGAGGTTAGCCATTCTGAAAGTCTTTTCACAAAATTGCTAATTGACTCTCCTTTCTGAGCTACAACTTCATGGTCTGAAGAACCGTCATTGATGATAACTTTATCTCCTTCTTCTAGTGCAGAAAAAGAGTATTTTTTTGAGGCTAATTTATCCGCTTCAACCGCCTGCAGTTCGTCTTCTACAACTGCTTGATCATTAATTGGAGCAACCGTATATGATGCCGTTGCTGCAGTAGATCCCTCTCCCGCTAAACGAATACCATACATGGTAACGCCATACTGACCTGCGTGTTTGTACATTGCTTCTACTTGCACATCCGCTTTGGTTGGGGATCCGACCCCAAAAACTTCTCTGTCTTCAGAAAGGGAAGTAATTTCGATAGGGACATTTACCGGCCCTTTACTTCTCTGCATTATCATTCCAACATTATGCTTAGAGACTCCCGCTTTTGGGGACGTTGCATTTGAAATGCCTTCTTGGAGATTTAACCCCAGTAATTTTTTTGACATATCTATTTTAAATTGAAGGTGATTTAATATTTAAGTTGATGTTTACTATAGATGGAACAAACTCTTCAGGTTGGCTAGGAGCAACCCACAGGAATACCGTGAAGTCTGCCACATGTTCAAACACCCCATCCGTAGTGTCTAAGTCCCTATAGTTTACTGTATATCGGCATCGGCACAATCCATAGTACTTAGTTGAGTATTCAAACCATCCCTCGCTACCAAATTTTTGAAGAAAAACCGTCTTAACTTGTTGATTATCTTCGTAACTAGATGTTATCGATTTGACATCAAACTTATACTCTATGTAGTAAGGGGACTCTAACAGTAGATTATTTGGAAGAATTACCTTTGGTGCAATCGAGGGCATGTTATGATACATTGTAGAAGGAGCTTGACCTCTAGGAATAATAAGCAAGCTATTAGCACTATAATCTTCAGCCGTCAGATTTTTGCTATCTCCTTTTCTTGAAAACTTTACCTTCAAGCTGAGTTGCTTTCCGTCTCTAGTAGCATCAAAAGGTTCATCGTGATTTTGACCACAAAACTGACTTGAAAAGAGTGCATCCCCTTCTATGAATTCATGTATCATTTAATGTATTTTTTTAGTCGATTGGCAGTAGTTAGTAATGCACCTCCTGTTTTTGTTTTGGAGAGTGATCTAACTCCTTTCCATATTTTTGATTTTAGCTTTTTACCCTTTGGATCATTGTTTAACCACTTTTTAGCAGTTTTTCCAAGTGTATTAGAGGCACTACCTTGATCGTCTTTATAACCCATCGCAGCGCCAACAAAACTTCCCGCTTTTCTGCCAAGAGCCCCTTTCGCAAAACCTGTAACTGTCTTCTTATTTATAAAATGAGACTTGACTGTTTTCTTATTTCCACACTTCCTTTTGTGGGACCTTACGATTCTACCTTTTCTGTAGTGTGATTTTACTATAGTATTCATCAGCGTTTCTTTTTATTTTTCATAAGCATAGCCCACTTTTCTTTTTGGCTAGCTCTGGATGAATCATTTACATATTCGGCGCCCTTGGTTTGATTACCTGTACCAAAAACCTTTTCATGGGATTCTGGTAAGGTTGCTTTTTGAACACCTTTATTTATACTGCCAAGACTTGCAGGGGAACCCTTTGGTGGATCATATAAACTTTCGATCATTTTTTGAAAGTTGAAGTCTTTACCATTTGCTCTTGCATCCGTAAGCATATCCTGCAGGGGCTTTGTAGTAAATCCTTCTCCTGTATAGGCTACACCGGAATGTTTATTAAGTTGTGCTAATTCAGACATACGTCCTCTTGCACCAATGGACTTCGTTATGCTTGAATCACTACCTGGAAGTTTAATCTTTGTTTTTAGCGCGACAGGCATTGCTAGAATAATGTCAGTTTCTTTATCACGCAGTCTACCAAGGTCGTCCGTATAGGAGTTTGTAAAATTATTTGACCCCGCTATTTTTCTGAAGCTCCCTCCTGACGTAGTAAATTTATTATTGAACTTATTTATAGTACTGCCAATCGCATTATCAAGAGAGTGTCTATGTTTATAAGCCAAGCCACTACCAATAAGAATACCGCCAATCTTTGCTCCAAGTCTTAGGTATTTTTTATTCTTCTTTGTAAACTTTTTGGCATGAGAAAGTTTCTCATTCAAAGACTTAAATTGCTTACGAAAATGAGATCTAACTTTTACAGTTTTTCCTTTTCGATAATGTGATCTTACTACTATCATTAAGAGTTAAACTTTCTTCTAATTCTTCTTCCTCTAGCTTTCACTCTAGCATTAATTGTGATCGCAGGTTCATTATATTTAGCCTTCCATCTTTTAGACATTCCACTACTAAAATTTTTAGCATTAACTACAATTTGAGCTAGATGTTCTTTTGCTTTTACAGGCTCCGTAAACGCTAACTGATTATATTCTTTCAGTACTTTATCAGGGCTTTGTGTTGAGGAAACTCCTTTACTAAAAGCTCTTAGTGAAGACCTGCTAAGACCTTTTCTTGCACCATGAACAAATCCAGAATTAAATCCCCTGTCTGCTCCATATTTATAAGCCCCCGCTGTTGCTGCAGATAAGGCAAGTACTCCTGCTCCTGCTATACCAATAGCTTTTAGATGTCTTTTAAAAAAGCTTTTTTTAACGGCTCTTTTGTGTGATCTAATGATCTTACCTTTTCTGTAGTGGCTCTTAACTATGATCATCGCTTTCTTATTTTACGAGGCTTATTTCTTGCAGTCAGTCTTGCATCTTTTCTATTCTTGAAGATGTTGCCTACATAAGAGGCAGCTTCTGATCTATCCATCTTTCCCGACTTAACCGCAGCATTAATGGCTTTTACATTCTTCAAGTCATCTGAAGAAATTTTGCCTACTGAGTTTTTATAGCTAGAGATGTTATTGGAATCTAATCCAATTACTTTTTGAGCATACATATCAGAATTTCTTAAATACTTTCTTTTTCTGTACCCTCCGTCCATCCAAGTAAGGGAGTTGCTTGACTTACCTTTACTTGTGTTTCTTTTTGCTACCTGCTTACTGCCCTCCATTAGATGATCAGCGTTAGCTCCATCTCTTTTTAGGTTAATCCACCCTTTATTATAAGCTAAAGCACCCGCAGCTGCAGAACCAAGAATCGCTCCTCCAATTGCAAGCTTACCTTTATGCTTTTTTGCGAATTTTTTAGTAGCTGAAATTGCTGAACTAAGACGTTGTTTAGTCGATCTTTTGTGAGACTTAATGACAGCTACCCCACCTCCGCTTTTTTTACGGAAGTGGGATTTTACAATTACTGTTGCCATAGACTACTTCTTATTTCTTGAAGCTCTTTTCTTTTTAAGGTATGATAGCTTAGCACCTCGCGCTGCACCTCTAACTTTACCATACCCTGACTTAACATCGCCTGCGATACCTTTTGTCAGTCCACGACCCGCACCTTTTGCTGCACTTACAGCTGTACCAAATCTGCCTTTTCCTGCAGCCTTTGCAGAGAACGCACTAGAGAGTGCTTTACCTGATAATCCATATCTTTTGTTTGCACCGTAAGCTGCTGCACCTAAAGCTGCTGCTGCTCCGATACCGCCTGCAATTTTACGTTTGTGTTTACCTGCAAATGCTCCAGCTTTACCTACAGCACCTTTTGCTTTAGTATACATCCCTTTAGCTCTTTCTTTAAGGGATTTTTTTGAGCGTTTATGAGACTTAACAACAGACATCTTACCCGATGCGGATTTTCTGTAATGTGACTTAACCGTAGTTACCATTTTTTTATTATCGTTTAATTAGTTTTGAACCATACTTGACAGCATTTTTTGTGATGCCATCTATCGCTTTTCCTGTGACAACTCCACCAACAAGACCTCCAATTGGAGAGGCAACAAATTTGTTAGCACTCTTCCAGGCTTTGTTTCCTGCTTTCTTCAGTTTCGCTCGAATCTTTCCCCGTTTATGGGATCGAACTACACTAACTCCACCCGACTTGCTTTTTCTGTAGTGAGATTTTACTGTAATCATATTTGAGCTATCTAATTGCACTTCCTACCGTTGAAATACCTACACCTGCAGCCATTGCCTTTATTGCACGCTTTTCTTCTTTTGTGTAAGCATTCCATTTTGCTTTAAAGATGTTTTGCCCTGAATCCCTATTCTTTGTATAGCGCTCCTTATGTGCTTTTCTTGCATCGAGGTGTTGACCAAAACCTGCTCGGATAAAATTCTGGCCTTCTTTTCTTCGCTTCAGGTAGTACTTATTCAGCTCGTCTCTTTGTGCCATCCCTAGGTACGCACTACCACCCGCTGTAGTTAATCCTCCCACCACCTTTAGACCGGTAGCTACTCCTTTTCGGAAGTGGGATTTAATAGTTTTAGAATCTCTTTTGTGAGACTTTACAACAGAAACTCCACCGCCTTTATTTTTTCGATAATGTGATTTTACTGTAATCATCTGTGTGCTTTTTGTTTTTGTGCCTTAATTCCATCAGCTAGGATATTTATTCCATACTGACCATACTTTTTTACTGAAGGGATGACTGTATTATTTATCGTAGGAATCAGTTTACCTTTTCCGTGTGAGTATCCTAAACCAAGTAAAGCCCCTGTCTTTAGGTTGCTATAGAATCTCTTTCTCTTTTTTTCAGATTCAGAAAAAGGGTTGCCAATTACACGCGAAACAAAATGACTTCTGACAGTTGTTCTCTTGTGAGATTTTATGACTGAAACCCCACCTTTGCGTTTTTTACGAAAGTGACTTTTTACTATTGTCATTTTTTTCTTGTATTAAATATTCCCTTACCTATACTTTCAGACAATGCGCTTGAAAATTCTGATGGTAACTTTTTTATGTCATTGCGTAGTTTGACTCCACCAGCTCCTAAAGCAGCTCCCCCCAAAAGTGCTGCTGAATGTGTAAGCTTACTTTTATGTTTTTTAGCAAAGTCTGTAACTCGTTTTTTTAGTGATCGCTTATGTGATCTAACAAGCTTACCCCCACGGAAATGTGACTTGACCGTTATCATATTCGTAAGTGATTTTCATGTGAAACATTCGGGATCGATTGAGAAGGACTTTTTGAAGAAAATTCATCTCTTCTTTTTTGAAGCAAAGCACTTACATAAAAAATTCGATCTAGGAATTTTGCGTGAGGTAAGTGTCCTAAAATTGCTCGCTTTACAGGGCTAAATTTTCTAACAATAGAATGTCTAGATCTGAAGTGTGATTTAACTACACTAACTCCTCCTTTTTTCTTCCTTCTGTAATGTGCTTTTACTGTTGCCATTAAACCCCTCGTTTTACATACACCATCTTTCCAGATGCAGCACGAACTTTCTTACCCATTCCCTTGTTTGCTCTGGAGTAGCTTTTTACGTTTGAAGCTTTACGGGTATAACCTCGGACGGTTACTACTTTACCGTTTTTCATTTTTCGCTTGTGAACACCAACTTTGTTTGCTTGGCGTTTGTACATTCCGACTTTTTGCATGTCTATTTTCTTTTAAATCTTTGAGAAGTTTTTCAATGAGTACCCTTATATGTTGCATTAGATTGTAAAGTGATCAGCAAACAATTCTTTTGCGGACTGTTTTGATCCAGACTTTTTTCGCAACTTCTTCATGGCCTTCTTACCTTCTTTTGTATTCTTGCTCCAAGTGTCTGTTGGTTTGCTCATTTTCACTTTTTCAGAATCTACGATGTGACCCAATTCGTGCCTAAGAATCTTCCCAAAGTTCTCCCCGCTTTTGCCGATTTTATTTACATCCATGTTTAGCTCATGACTAACTGGCTTCATCTTTTTTTCATCGACTTTAGTAGCCACATGTGCAAGACTAGTACCCTCTGCCTTATGGTTTAGATTAACCTTTATAGGAGTTTGAATACCGTACTTGTTTTGAACTTCACGTACATGGCTTCTAACTGTAGCAAGTTTTCCGTTCTTCTTCTTGAAGTGAGATTTTACTCGAACAAATCTTCCCATTATTTTCTGCTAAGGGGCGTATTATTCTTAGGGTTCAACCCTAAAGCAACTGCATTTTCGAAGTGTGCTTTTAGCTCTTTCCTGACTACTTCTTCAAGTTGCTTTTTCATGTCGGGCAACGTTTCATCCAAAGTGGGGCGCCAATGGGGCATTCCATGTGGGCGTTGCTTAAAACCGTATTCTAATTGTAGTGCTAGCTTTGAGAGGGGTATTTTTGAACGGGGATGTTCGCCCTCTTTTATACCAACTGCATAAAATCCGTCAGTATCACTTTTGGTTACTTCTAGTGAGTTGATATAAGATTCTGTATCTATGAGGGGGGTATTGGATTCAGAACCTCTTGCTGTTCGCTTTTTTAGTGTTGATTCGTTAAGCTCATATCCAAACTTGTTGCTTTGGAGATTTGCTTTAAGTTGTTTTATGTATGCTTCAGCATTAAGTTTAGAGACTTCTTTAAGTCTATCTTGTAGCTCTTTAGGCAAGTTAGCTAGTTCATTGCGCTCTTTCAAGCTACTAGCTATTTTTTCAACTTCTTTTTTTTCGGATGCTTTAGAAAACTCTGTTTTAGTCGCCTCCGATTTCTTATGAAACGTTTCTTTTTCAGCTTTCGCTTCTTTTTTAAGTACTGTCTCTTTTGTACGAAAAAAGGTCTTTGTAAGCGATGAAGCTTTATCCAAAGACCTTTCCATATTCGAGAACAGTTTTTCAAGTGTGTGTAAAAAACTACTCATTGTATAACTGTTTATTACTTTCTAGTTCAATTCGAATAGCCAAGCAAGAATTATATAGTTCATCCTCTAAAGTGATTTTCGGGGAGAAGTACTCTTTACCTAAAAATTCAACTCTGAGGTTTTTATTGTCAAGGCTAGTTGACCCTATTATTCGGTTTAATTGTATAGGAGAAATCATGATGTCTGCTGTAGAACTTGAAAATCTACCTTCCTCCCTACGCTCCTCTTGCTGTGATTGTTTGTTATATAAACAATTTATCGTATACGACTTTTCTACTACTTCTACTTCTCCAATAAAATTTTTAAATCCATTTTCTGAAGGAAGTGCTTTTCGTATATGAAGACGAACAGAAAAAGGGGAATTTTCAACCTCCTTATGCACTCTTGATTGAAGTGCTAAAAACCGCTGTAGTGTGAGAGAGTTTGTTATCATTCGTTGAATATTGTATGCGATGGATCAAGAAGACCTCGTGTATAAGGAGAAAGCGTATATGGATACGAATCGAAATGAGCTAAATAATTCGAAGTCTTCTCTAATTGAGTATCACTAACCCTCAATACATCTGGTCTTAATGAAAAATCTTTATATCGTTGCTCAACTATACCTCTCAAATGCAATTGCAGTCTATACCAAAAGCTAGACTCATCACCAAAAACGTTTTCACTGCCAATTTTTTCTATTCTAGCAAAATCTTGCGATGAAGGATTTTCTGATAAAGATAGGTTGCCAATAGTAGCATTGACTGTCACATCCGTATTTACAGGATTTTGAGTTATTCCATTTTTTGTAACTGAAACATCTAATGACATTGTTGCTTTTTCTGCAACCCTTCTCTTCTCTAACAATCGATAAGCACACCAAGTAGCAAAGTGACCTACAGGAAAAAATCTACCAAGTTCGTCAAAGATTTCTTCTGTTGTAGTACTTAGTATCTGTACGTCATGCACTTCAATAAACCATGCTAATACTTCTGCAATCGTGCTTTCACTGAAGAAGTTTTTTTTATAAAAAGCATAAGGACTATCTATGCTAACATCAGATACTTGAACAAGGTCGCTACATAGATCCGTACTTGAATAAAAACTTGGCCCAAGAGACAGAACAATATCAGGAGCTTGAACAATGAGTACGTTTATCAAATCTATTACAGGAGTCTCAGGACTGAAATCCAGAATTAAATAGTCGCCACCCCCGTTTACAACTTTCAACATGTTGTCTGAGATTGTAAGAACACCTTCATTATGCTGTATATGTCCCAAATTTGTGACAAAACGATCATAAGAAAGTTCTCTTACTGATGTAATAAATTTCTGATACAACGTACTCATGTTTTATCTATCTGCTAATGATCTGCACATGTCCTGAATAAGCGAACACTGAAGCAACATTCGAAGGTAATATGACAGCTTTACCAACTTGGCTAGCTGTGATATTATAAGTCGTTTTACCCACAGTTGCCTTTAAAGGCTTGCGGACAAGAACCTCCGTTTCTCTTTTTACTTTAGGCTGTACAACTGCACTCACAGGGCTTGCAATTGGTTTAGCTTCGTTTGATTCAGGAACAACGGGAACTGTATCCATAGAGACAGCTTCCTGTGCTAGAATTTCACTTTCTTTTTCAGCAATTTCTTTAAGAAGAGTTTCCTCTTTCTTAGACTTGTTTGGTTCTTTTCCAAACAGCTCCACGTACTTATCGGTTACTTCTTTAGCGATACTCATGTGAATTAATTAGTTACAATTTTTGCGATGTTTTTTTCTTCGATCAAGCCCGTACCCCAGATAGCATACCAAGCTAGACTTTTGATTCTTCCGAAATCACTAACACCCGATTCACGAATTTGTGGCATTAAACCCCAAGCATTACCATAAGCATTCTCGCCAAAGATAACTGCTTCGGATACTCTGTCAGAAGGAGCCGTTACTCCATACTTCGTTGCATAAGCAGCGGGATCATAAACAGGCATTTGAGTTGTCTCAAGGAAGACTACACCCTCATAAGTGCCTATTTCACCTGAAAAAAGTTGACGTGTACCAGCATATTTATTCGCCTCGATCCATCTTGAATCCTCGCGTAATTGCCTTAACTGCCTTGGAGATGCGATACATACGTAGTACTCTCCATTGAACTTAGGGGCATCATTAGAGGCTAATAGTTCAACTGCATCTAATACAGAATTTGAATCAAAATTATCTGATCCCGATAGTGATGCAAGATCGGCTTTACCACCACCATACAATACGTTTGGTGTAGATGTTACAATATCTCTCAACTCACTATCTAGAGTTTTTGCCATATCGTTTGAAAGAGCAATAGTTGCCTCCTCAATCAAATCAAACATGGATACACGTAACTTAAACTCTGAGAGTGTTACTGCATTACCTTTCTCTTGAACCGTAATTCCAATTTCACTGGAACTAAGTGCTTGAGATGAAATTGTAGCGTGTTCATCCAATGTGCCACCACTAACGCCTAAATCATCAAAACGAGTGAAGATTACCTGCTTACCTGGTGCAGTCATTAAGTTTGTTTTCTCCTTAGCAAATTGAAGAAACTTCAGTCGTGGTTGTGCATGATATAAAAGCTCACGCGAGTAAACATCACGAACTGCTTGAGAAAGTACCGTACCATTTGTGCCTGGGCTTGTAGCGTTATACCCGCCTTGGATAGCAGAAGAATATGCTTGACCGTTACTATTAACGAAAGACATCTTAGATTAAATATTTGTGTGTAGAACTACCCTCCGTAATTCGCTGACATCTGCGCTCGTACTGATGCTAGAGCAGCTTCACGCACATTGGCGTATTCTGGAGAGTCCCCCCTCATACCTGGAGCGATCAGTTGGTTCTCGGTTGGTGTTGTGACAACGGACTGAACGGGCGGGTATGGGGCTTGCGCTTGAGGAGTCTGATACATTTGAGCAACAGATGGTTGCTGCGGTTGTTGTGGTTGAGCTACTGCTTGTTGTGTAGGTTGTGCAGTTGGCTGTACTCCTTGTTGCGGTTGTTGTGGTTGAGCGTTGTTGTACCTCGCTCTCGCCATTTTTGAGGCTTCAACTGAAGCATCGATTTCTTGAGGTGTTCCTCCCATGATCATTTCGGGAATGATCTGATCACCGTATTCTGAAATCTTTTGCTGTCGGTAGTTCTCAATCTGTTGGTGCTGTACTGACTGTAGCGTTTGAGTAAGTGGGGCTACTGTTGCCTGTAAAATATCATTTACTTTACTAGCTACGATTTGGTCCAAGTTTTGATTTGCAGCGGGGATTTGTTGTACTGTAGGAACAGTCTCTACCCCTTGCTGTGGTTGAGTCTGGTTGTGATTCTGAGGTTGTGGGGATTGAGGAGGCTGAACCTGTTGGTTAGTCGCAAGTTGAGATCTAAGATTGTTGACCGTATCATACATTCTATTTTTCTCTACTTGTCTTTGACTATTCAGATAAGCTTGAGCTTGATCTAAAGGAACAGCTTGGCCGTCGAGCATAATTGTTTGAACCTGTTGTGGCTGTGGCGGTGTTGGATTCTGTTGTGGTTGCGGAACTGTATGTGTCACGTTCTGCGAAGTGTTGCTTTGAATCTGTTGCTGAACCTGTTGGCTCGAAGCTGACGTTTGAACAGGGGTAGTCCCTGTAGTCTGTACAGATTGTGGTGGATTAGGTGTTGCCGTGGGTTGTTGTGCTGTATTTTGTGACATGCTTTTGACTAATTATGCTAAAAGATTATTTGTGATACTCAGTGTTCGGGTAGTGAACATTTGGGTTACGCAATTGTGCGTTCAATCGGCTTGATGCTTCAGGCTTAATGCTGTTTTCCATCATGTGCTGATTTCCCAAAGGAGCCTTTACGTTATTCACGAATGCTCCCGAAGTTTTTTTACCATCAGCTTTCACTTTTGCCGCAAGTGAAGAAGCTGCATCATATTCGTTTCTCATGACTTAAAATATTTGTGTGGATTTTTTAGTCTTATAATACAAAGCTGACTAGTAAATTGCAGACCGTCAACAAGAACTAAAAAAACCTTGCAAAAAAATTACAAGGCTTTAATGATCTTATATAAATTAACTTACTATGTTTATTCTTCTTGCGGGGGGGTTCCCGAGGATTCTAATTCCCTCTGTTCCACTAATTTTTGTGCTTCCAACTCTTTATTGAAAATTGCCATTTCTTTCTGTTGATCATTGGAAAGCTTGTTTTGTTTCTCGGCAACTTTAAGTTGTTCTGCATTTGTAAACTGAGTTTGTCGTATGTTTCTTTCTTCCTCAGCTATTCTTTGTCTGTGCTGCTGCTCTTCTTGATAATTCATTTGTCTAAGCTGCTGCTCCTCCTGTAAGCCAGCTTGGAATATTGCCATTTCTTTCTGCATATTTTGCTGCTCAATTTGCAGTTTGAGTTGCATTTCTTGTTGAACTTCCTGCATTTTCAACTGAGCTTGCTGCTGTATCTCCTGTAGCTTGATTTGTTGCCTTTGCTGAAGTTCTTGCATTTCAATCTGCACCTCAGTTTGTACCTTTTGCTGCATATTGGCTCTCTCCGCTTCTACTTCGGCCTCCGCTATCTTTTCATTTTTCCACTCTTGCATCACTTCTTCTGCGTTATTTACACCCAGATTATTCATGATTCTTTTCTTTGAATTGATTCCAAGTTGAAGCTCTGTTTGTGCAACTTGAACTTCTTGGATCTTATCTTGAGGGAAACCGTATTCGAAGACAGGCTCTATCTTATATTCATTTTCAAAAAGAACACTTTCTATAGAGTCTAGTTCTGCAATTGTTTTCTTGATATAGGGAACATTGCCCCCCATAATTCTCGAAATTTTGAAAGCTAATGCATTAAGACTTGCAATACCTTCAGCATAGCACATCCATTTTTGATCCGCTTCCTGAATAATCGGGTGATAGGTTAGCTTAAGAGCTGCTGCAGAAGTATTGGATATAGCTTGAATTTTTCCAAGCGAATTTTCGGGAACATTCGAAAGTTCATGCATCGACATTTTCAAACTATCTCTATAGTCTTTTGCTGCCGAAAGATCTACATCCAATCCCAAGTTAAATACCTGTGCTTCGGGCGGAAGTCCTGACCAAACTTTTCCAAGACCACGAACTAATCCTCCAACGCTTGCCCCTGTAACTACAGTCGTTGGGCTAGAGTGATAATCAATTATGGCTTTAATATCCAAGGACATTTCGTTATAAATCTTATTGATTTTTAGGATGTCGTTTGCATCGGATACTCCAAAATAGTGTCCTGCCCTCGGTCTATTTTTTATATGGACTATTGGTATAAATCCAAACTTATTCTCTGCCTCGCTGAATTCATACTTTTGGGGATTGACGTAAGAGGTATCTATTTGGAACCAAGTCTGAATCGTTTCTTTGGTAAACCTTGTAATCTTTAGTTTATAGTTGTTTTTGTTTTTTACTAAAGGCTGACGAATCATAAAAGCAGTTACATCGTCAAACTCCCCCTTATCAAATTCGGGGTAACAATGTCTACTATCTAATACAGAGAATTTTACATAATTCATGTCTGGGACCCATTGTGCCATCGCCCAAACATCTCCGCAAACACTTCCCATCTGAAGCAGTTCATGTGCAAAGATCGCTTTGCCTGTCAGTTTCCAATGTCGAAGTAAAAACTGTTCTGCTTTTCTCTCTATATCTTCATCCACTACATCAGTAGAGTACTTTGTCACTTTGAAAGAAAAACCATTTTTACCAAGAAGGTACATATTGATCTTATCTACAAAGGCTTTTACATAGTTAAAAGCAAGAAGTGTTTCGTTCAGATCTTTCCAATGTTCACCATTATAGAACTTCCAAAAAAGATTGTATCGTAAAATTCTTTTTGTTTCTGTTTCCGGTGCGCCCGCAATAAAAGTAGAACTTACATAATCACGAAGTATAGTGCTGCCCTCCTCATTAACCTTGTTATAAGGGTTGACAGTCACTTTCTGATTAAGTGCCATGTTTTAAAATATTTGTGTGGAAACCCTATACAGCTACTTTTGCCGATATAGCTGGGTGAGGGTTGTAATCGTTTAAATGAATTTGATTGAAATCTAAATCCTCGATGTTTGCGTTTTTTTCAATGTCAAGGGATAGTGTAGGTAGTTGCCGTTCTACTCTACTTAAGACTTCCTTAACCTGATTAATGTGATTGCTATAAATATGAGCATCGCCAATTGTGTGTATAAATTCACCGACTCCATACCCACAAATTTGTGCGATAACATGCGTAAGAAGAGCATAACTAGCGATATTGAAAGGAACGCCCAAAAAGAGGTCGGCTGATCTTTGGTATAATTGGCAAGATAGTTTTTTGTCTTTCGAAACATAAAATTGAAAAAGTAGATGGCACGGAGGCAAGGCCATTTCTTGCAAGTCCGAAACATTCCACGAAGATACAATATGTCTACGACTTTTAGGATCTCTTTTCAAATCATAAATCAATTTTGAAATCTGATCGTATTCGATACCTAAATTATCTCTCCAGCTCCTCCACTGCTTACCGTATATTGGTCCCAAGTCTCCAAATTCATCCGCCCACTCATTCCAAATACGTACACCATTTTCATTCAGATACTTTATGTTGGTATCCCCCTTCAGGAACCAAAGCAATTCATGAACGATGCTTTTCCAATGCAGCTTCTTAGTCGTCTGTAATGGAAATCCTTTATTCAAGTCAAAACGCATTTGATAACCAAAAACAGAAAAGCAACAAATACCCGTCCTATCTTCTCGTAACTCGCCATGCTCTAATACATGGCTTAACAATTTGTGATACTGCTCCATTATAATCCTTTCGCTACAGCTCTGCTATGTGAATCTACCATAATAGATTTTTGATGTGACAGTTCTGATTGAGTATAAAACACTTTAGCAAATTTTGAGGTATGTGTAATTGACTCTGCTTCTTCTACCCCCCTTGCCATCATGCATGTGTGTCTTGCCGAAACCATGACAGCAATTTCTCCATGTCCCAGTATCTTAGAAAATACATGATGAATAATCTTTGTTAGATTTTCTTGTGTGGTTGGTTGCTTTGCAAGGTATTGTATCAGTCTAGGTATTTTTGAAAGACCAAGTATCAATCCATTTTTTGGGTTGTATCCAAAACTAACTTTACCAAAGAAGGGCATAAAGTGATGCTCGCAGTAAGAGTAAAAACGAATATCCGATAGCATTACAAACTCAGCATTAGGTTCTTTAAATGCCGTTATTTTAGGTACTTTGGTAGGATCAAGACCGTGGACTAATTCATTGGTGAAGAACTTTGCTATTCGCTTCGGGGTATCTCTCAACCCTTCCGACTCTGCGTTTAAGCCAAGCGTTTGTATGATACTCAGTACAGATGCTTCTATCTTTTCTTGAGGAGAAATTTTAGTTTCTTCAGCAACGGGATTCTTAGCTTTTTTCTTTTTTGTTTCTTTCATTTTGTCGAGTTTTTAGAAGTAAATTAATATCAGTATCAGTACTTTCTAGAAAGAATCTAGACACTAATGCTAGTATCTCTGAGCAACTGTATGACAGCTCATAAAAATGTCTTCCCGTATTGTTTTTATACAAGAAGATAACTTTTGTGATGTAATCGCTTATAACTAAATCACTGAAAGTAATGCATACTTTCTCACTGTGAGAAGCTTTTGCACTTAATCTAAGTACAGTGTTTAATGCATATAATTCTGCAAGACATAAAACAACATCAACGAATAACCTTTGTAGCTGTTCTTTACCTTGGGCTTCGAGTATATTTTGATTTAAAACATCAAGCTCCTGCAGAACTTGTGTAGTATCTCTGAGATATGGTAGCCCCTTCATCAAATTCTGAAATTTGAAGGATAGATAATTGTTCCTTGGCATTACTTAATCCGTTTAAAGTTTGTAAGTTTCTGTTCTAAGTTTATCGAATCTCTGCAGGGGTACGATGCTTTGCGATCCACAAGCCTTTGACCTGATGCTTCGCTAAGATATTTCACACAACTTTCGATTCCCTTTTCATTGTATATTTTATAGCATTCTCTAAGTTCATCTAATGTCATGTTCTCTAGTTTATTCAAGTTCTTTGAATATCCTCCAATTTTGTTTTTGACATTACTGTTTAAATAGGGAGAGATAACGCGTTCTAGTTTTCTATACAATAAGTATTCTTGACATGTTGACATGGTATTAATGAGAAAGGTTTGAGTAAATAGATCTTGAATTTTGCAATTCAGCATAAAGAGGATTATCAACAACTTCAACTTGATAGTCACTGCTCTCAACCATGATACTATTGCCTGCAAGTACCATAAGTCCGAGAGAATCCACGTAGTCATCGAACGTTCCCCTGTCTTTTTCCAAGATCAAATAAGACCCCTCATACCTTTTCGTAACACCCTTCAGTTGGTCTTCAAATTTAGTGAATTCTTCTGAAGATCGTGTGGCTTTGTTAGCAGGAAATTCAATACGTCCACTTTCCATATCGTTTGATAAGGATACCCACATTTCGGATTTGCTTTGTTGAGTAAATGTGTAAGGAACAACCTCAACAACTTCCATCAAGGCATGCGTAAGTCGATCAACTACCGCTCGCCCAACTCCGGTATAATCCGCGTATAGGATACAAACTTGAAAAAGCTTTAATGCATCAAGCAGTGCGTAGTGCTGTTGCTCGTAGTCCATGTTTCCGAAATCGTACCATCGTAGGATCTCCTTTTTTCTGATAGGTAAAGCAAATTCTGATTCTCCTTCCTGGTCAACTTCCTTCACTCTAGCTATAGTAAGGACAGTAGATGCAGGATGTTTTGCAATGTCCAATCCTGCAACAACTACATCTCCATCATTTAAGTAGGAAGCCAAACCTTTACGACCATTAGCCATTTTCTTAAAAAGAGAGTCCGTTACAAACTGACCACTTTCTAACGCCCATTTTAACTCATAGTTTAGTTCAAATGCTTCAGTATCTCCCCTACGCTCTGCTCTCGCTTTTTCATTCAATACAGACTTTTCATAGAAGGAGTGCATTCTTACTTTCGTCTTCTCGTAAACTTCTTTTTTGTATTTTGAAACCTGTTTCCAATTGAATTCAAAATGCAATTTTAGTCTTGGGTCCTTAATTCTTGTAGACCTTTTTGAGTTGTACTGTATGTCATCCCAGAAATGGTTTTTAGTTCTACCTGTAGTACCAATTTTTACACAGCATCCACCAACAGCACTTAGCATTGGCATAATGGATTTATCTATTATCCATGTATCCACATCTTGAGCCTCGTCTATGAATGCGATTGAGAATGACTTACTTTCAATTTTTGATGTTTTACCACAACTCTGCCCTTTCATGAAACTACCATTTGATAGATTCAGATTTACCGAACTTGTATTCTCTACATCAATGTCGGGATCTGCCATGATCTCAACTGCCGACTGGCTATTGAGGGCTTTCATAATACGTTGGTAACTTGTAGAAACCTGTTCTTTTTGGGGTGCAAATAGTCCAACCATAACACCGTCTTTAAACTGTGAGAAGTATTCCGGTAGAATGTTAGCCATTGCAGGGAACAGCACTGTAATGGTGGGAACAAGAAAAACGATTGCCTCTGTCTTTCCTGCTTGTCGGCTGATCAAAACCGTAAAGGTTTCTCCATCAACCTTCAGAAGTGAATAGATTGCCCTGAAAACTATTAAGAACTGATAGTAATATAATTCGATACCCGTTAATGCCTTTCCGAATTCGATTATATTTAATATTAGTTGAATTAAGTCATCATCCGCCAGATTCTTTGCCGTATCCTCTAGCTTCTTTTTTGACTGAGCTTTCAGACGTACTCTATTGCCGCGAGCCGTCTTCATTTAAATTTAATTTAGATTTTAAATATTTGTGTGTTTCAGTGAGTTAAACCGTCCTTATCCGATTTATTCACCTAATTCAAATATAGAATAAAATTTAATATTATCCGAGTGTCATAATTTTTGTATATTGCTCGTATACTACATATTTCTAGTAATAGTAAGTTGCTATCAATAACCAAAAACTTACTATGAATATTATCAAATTAACAAGGGAACACTTTTAGAATGGGGTGTTCAAAGATTAACGAAAATGAACAAAATTGTTAGACTGTACGTGTACGAATCTGATCTACTCGACTCTGAATATATTCGAACAGAATTAGAGGAAGGCGTGCTACTTCGAATTAAAGAGTCTAAGCGACCAAGCACCGCATTTGCTTACGACCTTGTAATGCTTCAGTACGAACATAGAAGATATGATGTTTGTGCAACTAAGCAAGAAGATGGAGACAGATTGCTATCTTTCGAAATTTCAAATCATGGGATTAGAAGCAACAAAATGAAAACTAGTGACATTTTACAGTTCACTAAAAACTACTCGCACGCTAATTAACTGCGTACCTGTATGTTCAGGAAAAAATATTAAAAAAATTTTTCAGTTGTCTAGGGCAGCCGATCCCAGGCGCACGATGCGCGTTTAACGGGGGGGGGTCTTATTTAGGACACAAAAAAGCCATGCGCCGACTAAGGTACATGGCTTCTTTTATTTTTTAAGGAGCGCTTATTCAGTAACTACTTCTAGATCACCGCTAAATCTTATTTCATTCTTGCGCATCTGAAGATGTGAAGATTTAAGAGCGCTTATCAGTTCAAATGAAAGCGGGTTCTCTTTACCGCTTACTTCTTTAGTAAACTGATCTAGTCCAATAATACGCGCGGCATTTTCACCGCCATATCTGACACCAACTTGATTGATATTAAAGTCGTCATACTCTGGCGCGTCGTTAATACCGACTTGGTCGGCGCGCGAAACTACATCATGTTCGCAATGAACATCAGATACAGAAACCGCATATTTGATATGCATATTCTCTTTGGTTAGGTTAGCTACTTCTTTTTCTGTAAGCTCTCTGAGCGTTACCATTCTTAGCGCATTTCTGTACGCGTATACGAGGCACGCGTTTTTTGAGTGCGAATGTGAAGAGTCGCAGAACATCACGCTTTTAAAATTCTCATGCTCTTGTATGTGATGCATAAAATTATGCATCATAACTTCTTCCAACTGCGCTTCACTAAGCTCTTCAACGGGTACGCCATTATGGGCGCTTTTTAGCAATTTATCTTTAAAGACAATATCGGTTACTGCTACATTTCTGATCGAGCGCACTTGTCTCGATAAAATATCCGACTTTATTTGCTCTATATCGTTAGACTTTAAAAAATCATCTGAATACAGTTCTTTAGCTTGTTCATCTAAAGTTTTAGAACGGCTTTCTTGTGGTCGCGCTTCCATCTCTAGTGCGTACACTGACTCCAATGTATACTCCAAGGATTCGTTTTTAGCGCTAATAAATCTACTCTGCTTTGATATGGTTTCTTTCTTTTCGAAACAATTTCCAAAATAAGGGAAGACTGCTTCAGTCAACCACTCATTGAATACTTGTTTTTTTCCAGCTACTGTTTTTAAAGGAGCATCTTTCGCTTTTTCAATCGACCATAGGATAAAGATTGCGCTTACTGCTTTTGCTTTTAAATCTTTTAACAGTGGTTTGACTGTTTTGGTGAACTCACTTTTAGTTCTTTCATCAGGAGCAAGCGCTCCGAAGTCAGCTAATGCATCTGTAATAGATGCGTTGTTTAAATACTCAACAAGTCTAGTTTTTACTTGAATCAATCCGATTTTAGCGATGTATTTTTTATTGTTTTCCATAATACTAAGCGCAGTAATCAACTGCATATTTTTAAGTTTTGAGAAACGAGAACGGTTGATGATGTCGCGCTCGTCATTGGTGTTGTTGATCTTAAATGATCATATTATAATATAACAATTATCAACTAATACACAAATATTTTTTGAATTATTTTTATATTTTTTCATATAGTATATTTAATAAATATGGATAGTATATGAGACTAAATTTTAAATACAGTATACTAAAATCATTATTTAAACATACACTAAGCAACTTTTTGAAATTCACACACCTCACTCCGATGCATGTACTCGCGTGCTAAACTCCTTACCTTTAAATTGTACTTTTCTAATATACGCGCCTAGATTCCCTACACATCCTCAACAAAACAATCTTTCGTCAATCCTAAATTCCTCCAAATACATTTTATTCCTTCTCGCGGATCCACCTCCACCTCACCAAAGAATATTCTGTGATGCCTTTGCCCATATTCCCACACATGCGGGACAGCCTAAATGCTCCATACCTCCCATAACCTCCTAAAAATCAAGGCGTTCACTTCTCTCCCGCCTAACACACACGCAAATACACAAAGAGATAAAAGACTATTAAGAAGCACACTCACCCATTTCTCTCTCTATTTCACTGTTATTAATGCTATTTCCTATATAAAGCTATACCTTTTTCTCGCGCGAAAATTTTAGCCCCAACAACCGACTTATATAAGTTTCCTAGATTAAGGGCATAAAAAAAGACACAACTCATAGAACTGTGCCTTTTATACATGTGATTTTCTTAATAATTACTTCTGTGAACGTTAAGCATAACTTGCTATTGCCTTTATGTAGTCTACATCCTTCTTTTCCGCCAAATTTTTGACTGAAAGAAAAACACCGCTCAAGGAGCAATGCCTTTCTATTCTTGTTCATTAATCTTCATTAATCATCTATACCTTATAGGGGAGTCTATGGACTAACATTCTAGAACATCTTCCGTCTTCCCCTTTTGCTTTGGAGTGGTCCCACAAATACAAAATGAATATTACGCTGCTATCCTCAGTTTTTATATGGATAGTTGCACTCCTATTCTCTGTAAGAGTGTACCTTCTTTTTCCGCCAAATTTTTCTTCTTGTTTCTTTGTAGGCATGGCTAGGCCATCCTTATCCAAATACCACATCTCAGGATAACGTTCCTCGCGAGTCTGGTATGACCAAACATGCAAGGGCATCCCTGCGGGTTTTGTACTGATAAGATTTTTCATGTACTCGTATTGAGTACTAATTGTGCTAAATACTTTTGTTAAATCAATAACCTCTTTTGTAGTTGATTCCATAATGTTTTTTAAGTTTAATAATACTTAAATCTACATTGGGGATTCATGAAATCAATGCCTCTTATAAATTACTATTCAACCGTTTTATTTCTGTTTATTTTTGTCGTGAGTAGATTTTATTTAGTAGTTGGAATATTTATACATTAAAAGTTTTTAAAGCTTATACGAGCAAATATAAAAGCTTTTTCAAAATAATTATAATTATTTCTAAAAGTATAAAAAAAAGACACATTTCAGTGAAACATGCCTTTAAAGTAAAAGTATTACTCTTGTATAAGTTTATATAAGTCCTTCGTCTGCAAACGAGTAGTATCCTTGATCACTGATTACCAAGTGATCTAACACGGGTAGTTCTAGATATTTCCCCGCTGCTTTTATTTTGTTCGTAAACTGTATATCAGCCGAGCTTGGCTGAAGATTACCTGAGGGGTGATTGTGCACTAAGATCACCGAACTTGCCTGTGCGACAAGTGCGTGACCGAAAACTTTTTTGGGGTCTGCTGACGTTCCTGCAATACCACCAATGGATATAGTTTTCACCCCAATCACTTCGTTGGCTCTGTCAATTAAGATTATTTTTAGGGACTCATAAAAAGCTATGTCGTCCCCATAAAACGGGAGAATAATTCTATATCCGTCCTTAGATGTTCTAAGCCTTCCAAGTGACTTTTCTCTGTTTATCTCATAGGAGTATTTCAACTCCTTTATCATGAAGTCTTCCATTATGCTCTCTTTACCTTTAATGCTGTAGACAAGTTCTTGCTACATGTTTTTAAATCTTTTAGTGTACCTTCATTGATGCGATTTTTTCGCTTCAATGAGTCTTCGATTAGTCTGAGAGCGTGGGAGCCTCTATTTATGTATAGAGGGTTGGACTTCTTAAGTCCTTGGACAGCTGCTTTTGCCATTGCTATCCTTTTTTGGGCGATAACCTCTTGTAGAGGAGAAAATGCTTTCTTCATTTAATTTTAAGTTTAATATTTGTGTGTATCGTAATATTAAGCATATAGGGGATCTCGCAGCACACCTCTAGCAGATCTGAAAAGGCACAAAAAAAGGAAGCACAAAAGCACTCCCCTTTCTCTACTGATTTATCATGCCTAATAAATTTCTTTTGCTAGTTCTTCTAACTCTTTCGAGTTGAGGATTTGTTCAACTTTTTGATCGACCTCTTTTTGGGTCAACCTTTTTAGCTGGTCTATCATTTTCTCTGTTGACAGCACCTTTCCATTGCTAAGAATAAACTTGTCTTTTGACAGTGGTGATACAACCACTCCCCCATACTTAATTGATAGTGGGTACTCTTTGAACTGTAACTTCTCTCCATTAGGTGAGATTCCTAAATCTTTAAGTGTTCTTTTAAGTAGGCTTAATGCCTTATGTGCTTCAGGAAACTTTACCTCCAGACCATCTTCCACGTTTTTATCCTTAACTATTTCGGGATCAAATGCGTGATCATGCAAGGCACTAATCCAATCAGTATATTCCTGAGTAATTCCGTTGGTTGCAGCTTTTAGTAGTTTTGTTTTGTTTCCATACTGACTTCTGACGTTGCCATTTTTCTGAACCTGGTAACTGTTGCCATTGCTTGAGAGGTAAGACACCCCCTCATATAAACCATTAATTACTTTCGGGAATTTCGATACGATTCTCCCTGTTTCTAAACTTTTGTATACGGGCATTTCTTCATCAAATCGCCCTGTCCACTCTAAGTTGAGTGCGACCATTAATCGAAAGTTCAATTTTGGGAACTTTTGGCCTTCACGTTGGGAGACTATAGGTTGGGGTGACATTACCCCATCGTACCAAAGTGTTTCAATCTTATCCTTAATATGGGTTAGGTCTATAGCTTTTTTTCGTTTCTCATAGGTACGATTTACAAAGTAATACCGTTCCTCGATTCCGGTTTCTGTATGCTCCACCTCCAACACTCGCTTGTTGTGGCTCATGTTAAATCTAGGGTTATGTGGATCTGATTTAATCCTCTCGATTAAGTAATCCAATGTTTTGGCGGATTCTTTGTAATCAACTACGGCCTTTTGGTAGGCTGTTCTGTTGCAGATTTCAAGCTGTTTTTCAATCCTTTCGTCAGTAAAAGACTGAACTTCTTTTTCTAGTTTTAGTTTAAGGGCTAAGAGGCCGTTATCTGCCTCAAGATTCTTTTTCACTTCCATTTCGAAAGTGTTCTTAGGGGACTTTCCTTTTTTAAGATTTTCTTTTACTTCCTCTACTCTTCTTAGGTAATCCGTTACGTTCATGACTTTTAAATTTAAATTAAAATATTTGTGTGTTTCTATATATGTAAATGTAAGGGTCAATTTTTCACGTTGGTATGCCTAGGAAAACTCTGTAGAAGAACAAAAAATCACTCCACAAAGTAGAGTGACTTTAAGTAAAAAAATGCTATCTAGAACCTCACTACAGTAAGCACTTCGGAGTCAATAAATAACTCCTGTATTCTCATTCTTGCTTCTTGATAATTTGTATACTGTTCGGGGTGTATTAGTAAGTCCCCTTCCACGTTTTCAATTTCGTACTGAAACTGAGTTTTCTTTTGTGGAAATTTTAGGAGAATGACTCCTTTCCCCTTCAATTCAAACTCAAGGCAAAGACCATATCGCCTTAATTTTTTGTCTTTAATTTTAATACCAATCATAATTAACGGTTACTGACATATGAAACAATCACAAGGACTTCCTCGTTTTTATCGAAATTTTCTTGGACGTTTGGAATTAACGTCTTTCGGTAGACACTTCCCTTAGTAATAAACGAAGTGCTTTCTAAACTATAATTGAGGACTTTCTCCACAAACTCCTCTAGTAATTGAAGCCATCTAGCGTATGACTTCTCCATCGAGGTTTCCCACTGATTCGAGAACTGACGGGATAGTTCACAACTTACCCGCTCAGCTTCACTCTTAAAGCCTAGCTCTTTGGTATCCTTTCTCCAGTATTCTTCATTTTCGGAGAAATCATTATCATGTTCTAGGATTCCCAGAAACATGTCGGGTTTTTGGGGTAGCACAACTGTATTAATGATGTGCATTTTGCTATACCTCATGTTGTTTAATTTAACTCTATAATACGGGGGGTTACCCTGTCGATGTAGTTTTCAAATCCTTGGGTAAATGACTTGGTATTTGTATAAATCTCAACCCCTTCAACTTTAATATTAATTACAGATTCATTCGTACAGAACCCTAATCTAAAGTTAAGGGAGTCTTCATGCTTGACTTCTTTCCCAACAATTTCGCAGTTTTTTAAACTCCACCGTTCCATAAATACTAAGGCAACGATTTTATCTGCAGTTACCTCAAACTGATATGAATTTGGAGGGTTTTCAAAACATGATCCATCAAACAGCATGAGCATTTCCCCATACTTACTTCTTAATAGATCTATGTTATCAATTATAGATTGCATAAATGTTATTCTTATTAAAAATAACGATGTCCTTGTAGGACAGAGACGGGTTTAGTAGGTCATTGTCAACAGAAGCTATAACTTTATCTCCTTCTACTTTCAATACTCTAGTCCAAAATCTTTCTGCTTCATAGCAGATTTTCACTATATCGTGAACCTTTAAGTTATCAAGCTCTTCTTTATTTGGAGCTGAAAAGGTATCAGGATGTTTAATCCTTAAATCTTGTGCGTTTTCTGCACTTGTTCTTAAGTCAATCATTATTTTGAGTATAAAAAAAGAGTGCTTAATCAAGCACTCCTCTTTGCGTTTTATCTTATTTTATTGAGGTCTTTATATCCCTCATTTACATCAATTTCTATCCTATAATAGCCACTTTCTAGGGTTACCCACTCAGGCAGATTATCCTCGTAGTTATAATTCTTTGCCGTAATGTGATTCACCTCTTCGTCTCTTGCTGTATCCCAATACGTAGTTGGGAGAGTGTACGTGTGTGCGTACATTAGCTCAGAGAAGTTGTAAGTATTCGGAGTTAGATCCTTTAATATAAGAGTATAACTATCTTTCAAGGATTCCCTATCTTCTTCATGTCGAATTCTATCATGTAAAGAAGCAGTGTTGGACTCCCCCAGATTATCTACAGCGTATCCATCCTCAGCACTATAGAAAGTGTCAACCTCCGCATGCATATTAACCATAAAGAATACCTGGTATGGGGATGTGTTAGTCATCGTATCCTCGTAACTTGATACATATTCCTCAATTCCTGAAAAGGTAACTTCTAAAGTAACCTTCGAGGTGTCATAGTCAGCAAACGTTAGAGTGTCGTATACTTCAACCTGAACATATACTGTATCGGATACTGTTTCGGCCTCCGGTGTTAGGTTGTTTACTTCATCGCATGAGGGTAGAGAGAGCATGGCTGCTCCTGTCAGTAAAAGGGTGCTAATCAGCTTTTTCATTTTTCTTTAGTTTTTATTTAATGGGTATAAAGGTATAATAAAAATAGGTAATACATAAGTATCACCTATTTAATCTTTTTTTGGGTTAATTATTTTAGTAGGGTCTTGAGGATCTGCCACCTATGATGTGCTACAATATGATGGCTAATTAACTCTTCCATAAAAGAGCCTTTTTCCAGAAGCCACCCCCAATTCTCTTTAACTAAGGGGTCTGTTAGTACAATAGAAAATATCAAGATTTCTCCTGCTTGGTTATCCAAGTTTTCTAGATTTTTCTTTGCGAACTCTGCCAACCTCTTCTGATCATTCGCAAGATCTGACATTTGTACTTTTAGTTCCCAAATCATACTCAAGATGCTTTAACGATTCCTATTTTCAGGTTCCCTCTTTCAATAAGAATTTCACCAGAAATGTTGTCACCTAAAACTAAGGCATCCTTACTTGGCGAAAGGTTTGGGACCTCTACTAATTTTTGTCTGCCTCCTTGGTGTGTTACACCAATTTCAGCACTATAGATGTATGTAGGTTCTCCTCTTTTCCACGACTCATATTTACTCTGCATGAGTTGTACGGGTATAAAAGAGTATCCCTGATGAACGAGAGCTACAACAGGGAAATACTTCCCTGTAGCAAACTCTCCTTTCGGAACTTGATTGATTACTGTTTTTCTGTTGACATCAAAAGCTCGAATTATTATCCCGCTTTTTTTACGTCCGTTGATGTTTGTGTGAATACTTACCATTAGCTATATTTCTTTTTAAGAATCCTTTTGCAAGAATCCATGATTCTATTTATGTCCTCTTCTGATTTATGTGTGCAGATTAGTTGCACTATTAGACCTTCACTGAAAGAAAGTTCATTTTCTTCAATAAAGTCTTCAATATCCTTATCCTTAATAGTACTTAGCGCTACTTCAACTTCTTCAATTACCTCTTCAAACTGAACTATTGCTTGAGGTGCTTTAATTTCCTTTTCTAGCCAAATTTTTTGTTCTATGAACTCTGAATATCGAGAGATTGCGGGTCTTAGTCCTAGTGCTGATTTTTTTGGAATTCCTGAGTCTTCAGAAATCAGTTCTATGTAGGTATCCACTTCCCCACGGCCAATGTTGTCGAGAGTCCCCACGCTCTCTTCTGCTCGCTGTACATTATAAATATACTGCTGTGCTGTACTTGTCGATAGTCCTTGTGCTTTTAGATAGCTTCTGAATTCGTTCTTGAATTTCATTTTTAAGTTTAATATTTGTGTGAAAAAAATAAATTTGCCGTTCTAGTCCTGTTTTGGTTTGTACACTTCAACAAACTCTTCAAACTCCTCTAACACTTCTTGAATGTTATCATAGAAGTAGTTCATATCATATCGGGCATGCCAAAGCAATTCCCACATGTCTCTTTGGAATTTTTCGTTCACCTTTTTGGTTTTCTTCTTCGCCACATAGCAATCGAAGATGCTTTCAACCTTATTGAAGTAATCGTGGAGTTTTAAGAAGGGCTTTACCTTCTCTTCATCCATTTCTTTTACCGCTTTTTCTATTAGCGATTTTAATCCATCTCCCTCAAGCTTTTCCGTGAGGTCTGTCACTTTAGATTCTACAACATCATAGAAGACATCTACCTCAGCTAATGCCGTATGGTAGTCGCATCCTCTATGCTCTCGAATCTTATCAATAATCTCCTGCTTAAGCATATTTAAATTTAAGTTTTACATTAAGAGTTTTTTCTTAGTGTGATATATGTATTATAGTAGATCTAAATAAGTAAGATCTTCCTGTGATAACTTTATGCAGATTTTTTTAAGCATTCCACACCATTAATTACTGCCATAATTAAGCTCCTTGCCATGTTTACTTCAACAGCATTGCCGATGTACTTTTTCTTTTCCGTTTGGGTTCCCACCAGCTCATAGGATTCAGGAAATCCTTGTATTTTTTTCAACTCATCAATATTCAGCATCCTCATGCTAATGTCTTTGATTCCATAAGCCTGCATGAACCTCTTTATCTTCTGTGTATTGTCAGAATCCTTCGTGTCAATTTTTAAATGCTCACCTTCTTGTACTGAAACCAAGTACGGAGGCGCCTTATCCATTCTAGCAATAAGAGTAAAACAAGGGTTTTCTAAAGACTTCCCTTTGCTAGCGTATTGAGGGTTTAGTAGAAACTGAGCCTCTACTACATTGTACTTGGGTATCGTTGTGAGTGACCCACAGGGTTCGTCAACGGATTTCGGTCTTCCATTTCCAAATTGCTGATCAATAAAGATCATGCTATATCTATCCTTAGTTGTTATTGTTCCTGACGGAGAATCGATACTATGTGCGGATCCCTGTCCATAGTAGGAAGTCAGAAACGTAGTATCTCCTCCGGCTACGAACTTTTCTAACCCTAAATAGATGCGATTTAATGTTGACTCGGCTAGAGCCTTTTTTCTATTGAAGATAGAGTCCCCTCTAACATCGAGGTCTAAGACTTCTTTTACGGGTTTCCAAGGTTGCTTGTATCCTTCAAAAAGGTCACTTGGGTTTGGTCTTTTTGCATGTGTGGGTTGGGGAAAGCTTATCGGGAGCCCTTCTTTTACGAACTGTATAAACAATCTAGATCTAGACTGATATGCCCCATAGTCAGCCGAATTTAGTATTCGGGATTCCATTCGGTATCCCAAATTGCACACTTTTTTAGACCATCTTAAAAAGCTTCTTCCCTTAAATCTAGAGAGAGGTTTTCCATTTTCATCCAATGGCCCCCATGCTAAGAACTCTCTGACGTTCTCAACCATGAATATATTGGGCTGGATCTCCTCCAAGTAGGAGAACATATGTTCTGCTAAACTTCTTGAGTCCGCTTTTTTGGGTTTTCCACCTTTAGCGTTACTAAAATTCGTACACTCTAAAGAAGCCCAGAGACATATGAGAGCTGACGGGTCTTTTTTTCTTAAGTCCTTAGCCATAACTCCCAAAGCAGCGGATACGGCTAAGTCTCGAATATCCTCCGTAAAATGTCTTGCTCCTGGGTGATTTTTTGTATGAGACAGTATTGCGTTTTTGTCGTGATTCACACACGCAATTACATTTGCTCCTGCTAAGTGAGCGCCTGTACTCGTCCCTCCCGCACCGCAGAATAGATCGATGAAATACATATAATTTTAAGTTTAAAGTCCAAACACTTCCTCTTCACTCACTCCAAAGTGGTCTACAGCTAAATCTTGGATTTCGTCTAAAAGACCCAAAACACCGTCTAGCGTTTCTGCTGTATCTTTTTGGCTTTTATCCTTTGATTCGCCATAGGCCAGAATGACTTCAGATAAAGCCTCTTTTTGTTCTCTTAGTAAAGCAAAATCAATTTTTATTCCTCGGTCTTTTTCTAAAATCTCTCTTGTGGATTTTAACTCAGACTTAGATGTTTTCGAATGAGACTCCCCTGAATTGATCATTGAATTCAACAATCCAAGAGTGCTTAACGCCTGTACTTTTTCGTCAGATGATACAAGTAAAAATTTCATTGCTTTTCTTATTTGTTATATAGGCATAATAAAAAGGCTAACTAAAAAAGTTAGCCCTTTAGAAAAAAGTGTATCGGTATGATATTAAAATTCTAAAATGCTTTCTACATACTTTCCTTGGAAAGCAAATCCAATCTCATTAAAGTTTTTGTACTCCTCCTCGTCACATCGGGCAACAATGGCATTTACGCCAACTGCTTCGCACCTCTCAACTGCATTAGCTATGATTTCTTTATAAAAATCTGTATTGTCAGAAAGGTAGCAGAGTGTGAGCGTTGCTACGTTAGGATGTATGCCTAACAAGTAGAAACCAATTAATTCTTCTGAATAAAAGGCTGCATAAATAAAGTCACCATCTTCACACGAAATCTCCTCTTCTAGATAGGAGTTAAGTGTTTCAATATCGAGTTTTATGTATTCCATTGTGTTCATTCCTATTACCTTAGTCATTTTAGGTTAAGTTTAATTCGTAAATACTTCTTGGAGTTTCCTCAAATCTAATCCTTGTAAGTACTATTCCTTCAGGAAGCCTATTCTTAATATAGTTTGCTATATACCTACAGATTACCTCAGATGTTGGGGGTTGTTGTAACCAAACAACTTTTCCTTTCATCCCAAATCTTTTTCCTAAATATCTGTCCTGTAATGCTGCAAGCTCCTGCATGTAGGGATCATTCTCCTCAGCGATTAACGAGTGATCCAATTTTTCAATTACTTCTTTTACAATTTTTCCCGCATCGCCAAAGGGCATTTCTACACTATCAACTTCTGAGGTACTTTTCACCTCTACTTCTAAACTAGCGTTATGCCCGTGCAAGCTTGCACATGGATCTTCACCTTTCTTCATTTCAGCGAAAATCATATTAGCATGTGCAAAGCTTATACTATGATCGTATTTTTTAATTACTGACATTTTCCTCCACTTTTTTTGTAAAACTGCTTTCGAAAATCTGTTTAGAGATTCTAAGAGGATAATCATCTTCTTTACCCAAGTCTTTTACCAGATAGTCATCCTTAAATATTACGAGTGTAGGAAGCTCTTTCTGATAGAATTCGATCTTACCCGTTTTCTCAAAATATTTGAACTTTGCTTTATTTTCTGAGGTGTTCTTCACCGTCCCTTTTCCATAGAAAAACTCGATGACTTTTTGTGCGTTTTTCCCTGTCCACTGTATAGCGTTTACCTCTTGTGGATTTCTTACGTAAATGTCCATTATGATGCGTATAAAAAAATGAATGAAATGTCACCTTCTTTAGTGACCCTAATTTTGACTACATTTTCAAGGGGTAATTGCATAGAATCTTGAGTAGAAGTATATGCCCCCACATATCCATTCCCACCATCAACTTCAACTGTAGCTCCGTTGATGTTTGATAAGAGAACAGACTTAGCCCCTGTGCAATCCAACTCAACACCTCCATTCGCTGCTGTTGGAGAATTAATGCTGTTTTCATCACTCAACTTTGGTGTTAGTGATTTCACCTGAAAGGATTTGCTGTAGAATGTTTGTGTACCTGCTTCCATCTATTTGTTACGTTTTATTCTTTTTCTTTTTATAACTTCTTTAGGAGGATCCTTTTCCTCTGTAGTAATTTCTTCATGCGGAATTTCTTCTATTGATTCCGCTTTTTCGGGTAGTTCCTCCTCAGTCTTTTTACCAAAAAACGAAGCCAAAATACCGCCTGCAGGTTTCGAGGTTTCATCTTTGGAGGTACTGCTTGCCTGTATCGTCAGTGTTTGTCTATTCTGACCCATACGATCCGCTAAGTCAGCAAGCTTTGCCATACGATCAATTTCACCTGATAGTATCATGTCCGTTTTACCTCCATCGGTTTTCTCTGCTGCACTTTCAACTGCAATCCTCTTGGACTGTATATCAATAAGTTCTTTTATGATCTCTTTTGGTGAAAGTTCTTTCATGCTCTCACTTTCCCAGTCGAAGGCACATTCTGACGACTCCTCAAAATATGGGCAAGAGGTATTCATGTAGCATTTCACACAACTAATCCCGATTTCTTTGGCGGGAATTTTTTTGGTCCTCTTTACAGGAGCATCCCAAGTAGCACTCCATTCGAGCTGAGGTCTTGCCGATATTTTAAGAAGAAATTCCTTTTTACACTTAGACATGATGCTTGGATCACTACATCCTTCGCACTTGTCTTCATCTCCGAATTCTTCTAGCCTATTCTTCATGAAGCAGTTGCATATTATGTTTTTATGCATCAACTCCGAGTAGTGCATTGAGAGAGCTTTTACCCACTCTTCTACCTGTTCTTTTGTTTCTTTTGTAATCATAGTATTCCAAATAGCCTACAGAAAAAGTATATCAGCATTAGAGCTACAAAGTTTTTAAACAAAACCTGTACGAATTGAAGTACAAGAAATTTGATAATCTCAAAGCCTACACAACACGCGTAGACGATAACAAATCCGAAAAATGTGTATATAAGTGCTACCATATCTATCCTTATGTTTTTAGGTTTTCCAATGACTCCAAACTGTTCCCAGCTCTTTGTTTTTTATTCTAGCTCTCTTAGTCACCTGCTCTCTAAACGTCAGCCAACTTTGTGCGCCATAAATATTATTATGATATGCATTCCTTCCTTTTACCAATGTTTTGAGATCCATCGTTCCATTGCCCCAATTTTTTAGTTTATGCTTTTCTCTTTTTCTATAGTGTTTCATGTCGGGGTCAAGCCTTATAAAGTTTGTTCCATCCGCATGAAAGCTAACTCCCATCTGATCGGCCATTAGCCAAGATGAAGAATCCGCTGCAAAAGTTGGGAGATCAAAAGAAGGAAGTGTTTCCGTGTACCCAAACAGATGAATTGGTACATTGTATATTTTTTGAATTTGGTGTATCTGAGGAAGTAACTTTGTAATAGACATCCCAGAAGCAACTCCAACATAGTCGAAACTTCTAGCATACTCTTCAAGCCTTTTTAACCCATACCTATCTCCATGTATGCCTAAAGTATCCGCATGGGCTATAAAACAAACATTAACCACCTTCGAAAGTGGTCTAAAGTATTTCTCGTTCCATTCATCCACCACTTCTCTCCCCACATATCCGTCTAAGTCCATATTTGCAACAACATAAAGACATTCTGCATGATCGTAACACCACTGCACATACTCCTCAATGTATCCAATCCAAAAATTGGGATCATACCATTCCTCTTTCGCTTCATCTTGGTTAAAGAATGAGAATGCCCCTGAATCCGTCATAAACAGATTTTTCTTTGTTTCATCCTTCTTAAAGTCTGAGAATAATATTTCTGTAAAACCTTCTAGATTTTTTTTGATGTAATGGTAAGACACTAAGACTTCATGTATCCCACAACTCCACAGTTGATGAATACGCTGAATATTCGTAGATACAAAAAAGGTGACCCTATGTTCTACACATGGATCATAGATAAACTCTTTGGATTTATTTGAGCGAATCTTTCTTTCCTTTGCTACTATTTGTCTAGTGCTTTTTCGTACTCTTCCTGCCATTGATCAAAAAGTGAGAAAGTTGACATATACTCAAGTTGGTCCTTATATAAGGCTTCAATATGAGGTTTTACATCTTGATCGAAACAATCAATCCCTATATCATTATTAGCAAGTGCTACTGCTTTTCTTACACAGGCAGAACACTTACCACACCCCTTATCTGTAGTAGGGGCATAACAAGAAATGAGTTCAGAAATTTCTTTTTCTGTAACCACATTTTCCTCAAGACATAGGTTTAATGCTTCAGACTTGGACAAGTCCTTATGCGGGGAAATAACTTCGGGGGAGAACCCTTTCCAGTTTTCGGGTTTAGGTACATTGTAATAATATACCTTCATAAAGTTCTCTACAGCTTTGAGAATATCTTCGTTAGTGTCCCTAAAAAAGTCAAATACTGTAGTTCCAACAAAAACTTTTGGAGCATGCTCAAAAGCCTTGAGGAAAAAATAAATATTGCGAAGAGGAACATAATGGTTTGCCTCAGACTCCATCCTAAATGTATCATTGATCTTAAGATCTTCATTAGGGGCGTATATCTGATTACGTACTTGTTCCTGTTCTCTTTTTGAATAATCTACACCTACATTGAAGTGTAAAAGCGTGAGTGGTTCTAGTGATTCCCTTAATCGCTTTCTAAGCAAAAAAGAGTCAAAGCCTCCTGAATACAGAAGTACTTTAGGTTCATATTTGTGTGACATCGCTTAATATTTTTATGCAGCACCCCCTTATTGTTAGGGGGCGCTTTTAGCTTGTGGGTTAGTGCCTGCTAACCTTTAGCTCTTTGGGCTGTAGCACTTCTTTGAGATTTTACTTTTCCTGAAGCACCTTTTTTAGCACCTCCGGATTTTCTCGTAGTTCTACGTCCAACCGCTCTACCTCTAGATTTTGCCATCTTGTCAAAAAATTAAGGTTTACGTTTTCTCCTCTAGTTTGCTTAGAGGGCAGAAGTAGCTTGGATTAAACCAATTCGTTCTTTAAGCACCTTAGTACTAATTGCTACCTTTCCGTCTGAGACATTTGTGAAAGAGTGATTATAACTAAGCTTAACGCCTTTTGTATAAAATCTACCACTGGCCTCGATTACGGCTTTTATTTTTTGATTAAGCGCTCCTGCTCCTACGGAGACGAGGTTTACGCTTTCCTGCTGTCGAAGACCTTGCTCTATCGACTTTGCGAGCCTTTGTACGTTCGTCTGTGTTGATACTTTGATGATGTTTTGCATAGTGCATTTTTTCCTTTGTGTATAGTGCAATCAGTAATGCATCGCTCGTTTTCAAAGTTACCTTCAGATTTGTAAAGAACGAAATCGCCAAGGATTTTAATCTGTTTTTATATTTTGTTGTTGATTCAGTCTTACCCTTTTTGAGTTTAAAATGCTTCATCCAAGTAGCGGGTGTTTCAAAAATAACCCGTGCAAAAAGAGTATAAGCAATCAAACTCATTATACCTTTATTTTCACCAAAAGAGAACGCCTGCTTACTTCCATCGCGGGGCATCGAATGTACATTCTCCATGATACAAATATATTGCCCTCTTTCTAAGCGAGAATTTTCTTGAAAATCCTTTATAAATGCATATGCCTCTACTGCAGTCGTTGGGTTGGGATAAACTACCACCTCGTCATGATATATAATAGCCATCGCCCCACTCTTTCCAGGGTCAATTCCAACGAAAGCAATTTCCTCATTTTGTAACATAAGATCTAAATATTTGTGTGTATTTCTACTTTTTAAAATCGCTTTTATTTGCTTTGTATTTCTTCTCACATCGCATTTAAAATATAGTTAGATATATTTTCATTACTTAAGTTGTAAGTGACGTTACAAGGCAAAATATAAAGGAATAGCGGATTGAGGTATGCCGACCCTATCACACTACTTTTTTACTTCTTTTAGGTTATTAAACCAATAAGAAAAATCTTGCATAGAGTTCACCTGCAGCAATACATACTCAGGACATACCCTATTTAAAAAGGCTGAAGCTAAACGAACATCAATAAGAGCATTACCATATCCCCCTGTTTTCTTGTCCAAAGAAACGGATTTGGCTCCCGCTCTCTCCAACTCTCCAATAGAAAGGAATCCATTTTTCTTCCTTACTCTCTTAAAGATGTTCTCTAGATTTTCTCTAGTACTCTTTGATGACCTATTTTTCCTCTCAATAGCCAAAAAAAGATTCATAGTTTCCTTCAATCGGAACCATGAATTGAAAGAGGCTTTAGAGGCGTTTGACACCTCTAAAACTTCAACTAATCTAATTTTTTTAAACATTATTTCTTCTTCGGGTAATTTCCCTTGAAAGTACTTCAAAGGAGTGGAGGATTGAGCTATGCTTATCCTTCAACATTTCATATAAAATTTGAGTTTGGAGGAGTTCTCCCTTAAGCCCACTAACTACGGGGTCTGAATCCGCTGAAGCTTCTTTTTCTTTTACAGACTTCCCTTTCGCTAATATGATCAACGAAGCTCTTTTGGTATTATAATTATGCTCCTCTGACTGCAGTGCTGCCCTTGTCATAATCAATTGTGATTCGACAAATTCACGCCAAGCGTTATAGTTGCCTAACATGGAACCCATCTCGTCAGCAGAGAGTTCGTTTAAATCGGCAGGAAGGTGGGTAAACTCCCCTTCCGGTTTCGCTCTTTGAGTCGTTCCTAACAACTTCTTAAACCTGTTTACTGCTTCGGTTTTCATATAAGTTTAATATTTGTGTGTTTGATGCTAGGACTGATCCCAGCATGTGGTTCTGTAGGGACAGCTGCATGCCCTTTGGCTGTCGCTTACTTTACATTTGCGTTTACTTGGGAGGGTTTTACTTAAACCTTCATCAACAATTTTATTCATAGCTCGAACAAGATCCTTTCGTACAGGTCGAATAAATTCCCTGATTTCACTAGTATTCTTGTTGATGTACAAATAGATTATTCCATCAATCTGCTCTCCCTGTTGGATCAACTCATTTGCATAAAAAGAAGCTTGACCTTCATGCTTTTCAATAGGAGCATATTTTAGATGCTTTGTAGTAAAATCCCCGTGAGTTTTCACTTCTAAGACGTATCGTTTTTTACGCAGATTTACGATCCCGTCTGCTCTACCATCAACTTTTCGTTTTCGATTTCTTATCGGGTATTCCGCTGCTTCTAATATCCCTTGTTGACGTAGACACTCCTGAACATATAAATGAACAAAATGCCCTATATCGAAGGTCAACTGAAGACTTGCGGGAATCGGGTCGGGTAAATCCGAAAACTCCTCTTCGTTGATGTCATACCATAACTTTCTTGAACACCCGTCATGTAATTCTGACGGATGTACTTTATTTCTTTTTCGCTCTCCTCTCATAAGTACAGGAAGCATTGCTCCAAGGTGTTCATCAATCCTTTTGCCAAGAAGGATCTTTTGACCTAATCTGCGAGCTTCTATTCCCGCTTGCTTTTTTTCTATACTTAATTGAGAAATTCCGCGCTCTAAATATGAGCGTAGTGTTTCTGACCTTAACATAGTTAAAGATACTTATAATTATCTTGAATTCCTAATAGGTATTCAATTTCTTAGAGACTTCTTTAGTAAAGAATCTAATAAAGCTTTTGTAGAAGTCCCCAGACGAAAAATCTAAAAACTTACCATTTCCATACAGATAATTTGCAGCTCTAACAGGCCCAATTAAGACAGGAATAAAGGGTATCCCTTCTTTTCTTATCTTATCAACGGAAAGCTTTAATGCCTTCTCAGCATCTTCCGTTTTTAATTTACCTTCCAGTTGAACGGATACATCCGTGGGTTCCCCGTCACTGATTAGAATTAGAATAAAGTTCTGTCCAAATTCCTCCTCCATCAGCTTTTTGGTTTTAATCAGTGCATCCGCATCTGCATTTGATCCTTCGGGGTCTAGTTGAGGAATTTTTTTGAGAGTTTTTGTACCTCTAGTATAAAGCTCTCTCAATGTCGCTCCTCCAGAAACATGATAAGACTCTGCGGTATCATGCGCCCAAACACGAACTTCCATTTTTGGAACGGACTGTGCAGCCTTCGTAATACAAAGTGCTACTTCTTTTGCTACATCAGATCGGGTTCTTCCTCCTGGTTCTTCTAGTTTCATACTTCCACTATTGTCTACAAGGATTCCAACACCAACTACTCCCGTCTCTACGACTTCTTTTTGCATGTAGATAGAAGAAACTCCCGCCTTTACTTCTGCAATTTTTGAGCGATCCATTTTTCCCGTTCTTTGAGAATTACGAACATACTCCCTCGTTTCTGCTACAGCGTTTAATCTTCTAGAAAGGAATTGAGCATCTCCTCTAACTTCTGCAATAGCTCTGTTATACTGTCTATTGTCACATTCTTTACCCTCTACAACTACAACACCATCAATAGTTGAGTACTCCTTAAATGTGATATGTATGTGTTGTTTTTGCTCTTTAGGTTTTTCTGCATTATCTCCGCCTGTAGGTGAAGGAGATCCGCCTAGAGTTTCAACAATATCTTTGATATTCTCTGATTTATCCACTACATTTTCGAAACTATCCCCGTTTCCGGAGGTATCTCCTTCAGGTTTTGAATCTGAGTCTTTGTCACTGTCTCCCCCCTCGCCATCTTTTGAGTCTTCTGTTTCATCGCTATCCCCACTTCTATCTTTCTCTGTCTGAGATTCGCTGTCCCCTTCTCTATCGCTCTCTTCTTCGGGATTTTTTGAAGGTTTACTTTTTTTACCCTTGTCAGACACTTTTTTGTTACCGCTACTATTAGAAGAGTCAGAAGAAGCATCTCCCTCTGATTCTGAGGAGTCGCTGCTAGATTCATTATTTAAGTCTGAGGAATCCTCAAACTTTGACTTAATCCAATCAAAGGTTTTCCTTGAGTACTCGCAAACTTCTTCAAAGGTTTCGGGAAGTTTACCTTCTACGATTTTTTCAAATTCTTTGATTTCTGTTGCAAGTTCCTTCTCCATGATCGGGAGGATTCTTGAGGGATACCTTACCGAAAGGAATACAAAGTTTATAAGTTTTTCAAGAGGGCTTGACTCTCTATACTTATCCTTACACTTAGCATCATATCTGCCAAAGTAGTGTTCTTTTAACTTCTCGATGAACAAGTGGGTCCCAGGGTTTTCTTCTGTCATGATCCTTTCTATTCGTTCATCTTCAAAAATGTTTCGAAGATTCTGCTCCAAAGGATGCCTTGGCTTTGTCTTCTCTTTACCAATAGGAGTATAAAGACAGTGCGATGCTTCGTGAACGGTTAGTCCTAAAAATATATCTTGTAAGCCATCTACGAATAACCTTTTACTCGATTCTTTTGAGGGAGGTGATTCTAACGAACCTGTTCCAACCTGAATAGTGCTGCCGTCCGTAAAGGAATTATTCGAAAATTGATTTACAACAAGATTGGCCCTTACACCTAAAGAGCATAGTAAGGCTCTTGCCTTATCTTCCATTACGTTGACGAATAAATTCTCTTCCTTAGTATTTCGAACTTTCGAGTCTGAGGCAAATCGTTCTTTTACCCTTCTATATTTAACCGAGTTTTCTATAAGGTATGTAGAAAACGAGTCATGTCTATACTTTGAAGCCCATGCAGATACATACCCTTCTTGCTTATGCGTGAAGGAAGTTTCCTTTTCGCTTCTGTTGAAAATATCTCTCATAATTATGCTTTAAGTAGAAAAGTAGATCTTATTTGATCCTGTTCACCACCATCTCCTTTTTCAAAAAGAGGTAATACAACGGACTCTAACGACTCAATTAATGGAAACCCATCAGCAACCATTTCTGCAACCTGTTCGCTGTATCGAATAGATACAAAGGTTGATATACTATCACTTTGGTATAAGTCTCTTATTGCCTCAAATACACTCGCAATTTTTTGAGCTTCTTTTTCCTCTAGTGAAGGATATTTAGACATGAGGATTTTTTGTTCAATATCAGACTTGACATATTCTACCTCAAACAGTCGGAATCTATCAAGCAATGCTCGATCTATTTTATGTGTCCCTGAATAGTCTGCACCCAAGTTAGCTGTTGCAATAAATACTTTATCTGATACATCAATTTCTCCTGCATCTTCACCAAAAGCCGTATCCAGCTTCATAACTCCCGTTCCATCAAGTACAGGAAATAGAATGTTATTTGCCCCAGATGGCGCTCTACTAATTTCGTCTAGCAGTATTCCTTTTACATTAGGATCTTTTAGAGCCTTAACAAAAGGTGAATACTCAAATACTGACTCTCCATCTTTTATGATATGATTACCAATCAACCCAGAGATAGCATCTTGCATGGCTCCCATGTTGATGTATGCATACTCCATGTTTAGTTTTTCAAGAAGTAGTTTGGCTAACACCGTCTTTCCTGTTCCGGTATGTCCAACCAAGAGAGAATTTGCCTTTCTAGAAAAAGAGTGCACTAACCTCTTTTGTAAGAATTCATCTGCATAGTATTTATCATCCTCTACAGTGATCTTTTTAAATGCACTCCATTTCCTTTCTATGAATGTCTTTTTCTTTAGCTTTCTTCTAAAGGTATCTTTTACCTGCTTTTCAAGGGATTTATCTTTTAAGATTTCCTCATAAAACACAGATCTTGCATAAGATAATTTATCGGGGCCTTCTTTATCATACTCCAAATTCTTTGGGCTGTTTTTTACAAGGTAAAGTACCCCGCAGTAGTGTGATCCATCATTAGTAGATCCATCCTGCGTACTATGAAGGGTGGCTAAGAAAATAGCTTTTTCGTTTTTCTTCAAAAAATTTTCATCCTCAAATGCTGCTGTAAACTCTAGGTTTTTCTGAACGTCTCCTTCAAAATAAACTACGCGAGTTTGGTTTTTTGGGACGATATGTTCTCCTGCTTTTACATTTACGATAGTGGTAGCAACACCTCCAAAGTTGCACTGCACAGCTTCATCACGCATTGCAGTAAACGCCCCTGTATCCGTAGAAAAGGATACCGTTGAAAATTCTTGATTCATATTAATTTAAAATATTTGTGATTATATACTAGATTATAAAAAAGCTATCGAAGACAAGCATGCCTTATTTATCTCCGATTGATTGCCTAAAAAATTCTCTAACGTGTTTAGTTTCCAACACAGTTAGCTCTAAATCAAACTCCTCAAAGTACACGATCATTGCAGGTACTTGTCCTAGCTTCGTGCGTTTTTTGCACTTTAAAAAAGTATCCGCCTTAAGCGTGTAGCTTTTCTTGGAAGTAGTTTTAGCCTCTACAGAAACCATTTCGTTCTCTACATCATTTTCTGCGAAGGCTGCCCCAGAAGCGATAGTTTCTTTTGCCTTAAGCTGCTCTGCAAGTCTCTTCTCTTGTTTTCGAGATCGGCTAACCGTAGTTTCCCTAGGCTTGTTCATCCATTTTGGCCTCATAAGTCTTCAAGTTTTTGAGCATTAAAAAGACACTCCTATTGTATATGGGATCACATATACTTAGCCCCATGCCGAACAGTGTGTCTTTTTGATTTTATTTATTTAACTGCTGTAGTTTACCTAACTCAGTATTGTATTTATTAAGTACAATATCCTTTGAAGGCATTTCTTTTATAGAATGTTTTTTTACATCCTCAATAAGCATCTTTAAGTATGCTATTTCTTTTTCAATTGCTGCTTTCATGACCTTACTCCTTCGTATGTAACACCAATACACGCATGCTTGGAAGCTACTTCGTCAATAACCTCCATGACATCTTCCTTATAAGTTTTTGGTAGGATCAGTACTGCAAGATCAATTGCATCGTCAAGCTCCTCCTTACGAACTTTTGTGTATAAAAAAGTCTCTTTATTCTTCTTAAGGAAATTCTCTATATCCTCGTAAGAACGTTTGTTAATTTCTTTTCCTTCTTCCACTAGCAAAAAATTGGCTTCAAAGCCCTTATCTTTTACTACCGCTTTTGCTACAGTATAAATGTCGAATACGTCTAACAGTTTTCCTGTTAGGTTTGAGACAATGACGTTTTTCATATAAGTTTAATATTAATATTTGTGTGATTTAATAATTAGAAAGTTTAGCTAGACAGTGTATGCCTAGCCATTCTACTAAAGGGTGATTCCAAGTGCTTCGTAAACGTCTGCTACGATTTTTTCTAACTCCCCACTAGACTCCAACCAATCTGCGAACTTTAATTTACCTTGGCATTTTTTCTGCCCATCATATTGAAAGAATGCCCCTGATTGTTGTACAATACCTTCTTCCGCTGCTATTTCTATGATCTGCATTGTTCGGTCACATGTCCCGAAAGGAACGCGAGCATTGTCCGACAGTGATAAAAATATTCTACCCGAAAGGTGAGGTTTTGCAACTTTGTTTTTCTTGTTATGTATAGAGATTTCTTTTCCCAATACTTCTTCTTTCGATTTTTCGGGAGCTAATCCCTGCATTCGAAGAGATACCGACTTTGCAAAGGCAGCACCTTTACCGCCCTTAACTTTTTCACCGCCAAACATTCCCATTTCAGTGTAAGCACTGTTGATGAAAATAAGGGTCGTATCATCCCCTTCATTACGATTCAGTGCAGCTTGAAACTTTCTGAAACCTCTGTTCCAAAGACGAGCGGACTCACCTACGGTATTCTTTTCCATAGATTCATTCACTTCATTTACACCCCCAACAGCATGTATTGAGTCGAAGCAGACTAGCCCTACGCTGTTTGAAGAAAGGAACGTCTCAGTTATGTCAATAGCCTCGTCAGGCGAAGAAGGTACAATATGAATTAAGTGTTCGTTCCAAATCCCTTGCTTTTCACCCCACTCTTTTGAGTAGGACTTCTCAAAGTCTATAAGGACTACTACTTTGGTTTCAGCATCCTCTACTTCCGAATGGATTTTTTTAATGTCATATACTGTGCGGTCTTTTCTTCGACCTTTTCCCTTAATCAACTTCTTTTCAAAATCGATTTTTCTGATTCCATTGGGGATTCTATTTTTCCAATCAAACCTCTGGAACTGACTAATTATATTATAAGTCAACCATGACTTGCCCGAAGAAAAATCTCCGTACAGTTCAGTGATCCTATTGATAGCAACACCGCCTCCCAAAATTTTATCCACCGTTGGGATCATTGTAGGAATAAATTCCACCTTTGGAGTTTCTGTAGCTGGTCTAATGATCGTTGATCCTCCGTAACGTTCCGCTAACTCCCCGATTAATTCGTTTAATTCAGACATTGGTATCCTAATGATAGATTGATGATTTCTTGAATAGACAACTTAGGAGTCATAAGCTCCTCAACTTCTTGTTTAGATAGTGTGATTTCACGTTTACCATCTCCCCAATTTTTTACCACACCTCCGTCAGACTTCAGTGGAACCGAAAGTGCTATGGTAGATTCCATTGCCTCTTTCATTTCAAGTGATGCTTTCCAAACATCTTTTATTGGGACCTCTGCGATAATTTCATCATGAACAAACATTGTCATGAATCCATTATACTTTTTCATTACTTCCTCCACTTTGATAGTAGAGAGCTTAAATACACTACTCGCACTTCCTTGGATCAAAAAGTTAAAGGACTGTCTTAAAGCTCTGTTTTTATCTTCCTTATTGTGAAAGTTTAGTGGTCTTCTTCTACCAAACATGTCTTCAGCGAAACCCGCAGCTTTTGCAGCATCTTCAACTGATTTCCTTGTTTTAGAAATAGAAGGCATTTTTGCTAAGAAATTATTAAGGTAATTTTTAGCCTCAAGCTCAGTGATTCCGAGCGTTTCTGAGACAGATTTTGCACCCATACCGTACATAATGGCTAGCACAAGTGTCTTCGATTCAGATCTTTTAATGCCTATTTCGTCTGCTATTTCTTGGTAGATGTCCCTGTCATTTTGGTAGATTTCTGTGAGAAAAGGATCCCCAGAAGCGTGTGTAAGAATTCGGGGTTCAACTTGCGAAAAGTCGTATACAACCATCGCATACCCTGGTCGGGGTACAAATGCATCCCTTACAGGATATTCTTTGTGGTTTACTACTTGTTGTAGGTTTGGGTCTGAAGACGAAAGTCTTCCTGTTTCTACAATTGCCTGATTAAACTGGCAGTGTATTTTATCATTTACTATGTGATCGGGAAGTTTTGAATAAAATTTACTCCAAAGTGCTGCAAGATCTGCCCTTTGAAGAAGTAGGTCTAGAAGTTTGTGTGGGTGAGTTTTATTTAAATCTTTTAATACTGAAGCCTTAGTAGAAGGTTTACCCTTATCTGTTCTTGCGAGTATAGGAAATCCTAATCGTTGGTACAGTACTTCTGCAAGTTGGTCGCTCGATCCAATGTTAAAGTGAATGCCTGTAAGATTGTAGATTTGTACTTCAATTTTATCAAGACTCTCTTTTACTTTTTTACCCGTATTTTCTAGGAGCTGTCTATCTATGTATGCCCCTTTATCCAAAGCTTTTACTAGTATTTTAAGGAATGGTAATTCTATTTCTTCGTATAGCTTCACCTGTTTGGGGCTTAGTTTAGCAAGCCAAAAGTCCCTTAATGGTAAGATGTATTCTACATCATTTAATCCGTAATCAATAAAGATTTCCTCTGTAATCAGTGGTATGTCACAAACTTCTTCATCCTCAGAAAGCTCTAGAAAGTTATTCCAAAAATCTGTTAGGGTCGTTTTCCCATACTTCTCAACTACTAAGTCATATCGAGGACAGGGCCTTGTTACCGCTTTCCAATTTGTTGTTATAAAATCCCAACTGATCTTTTTTGATCGGGGCTTTCCTTTTGATCCGATGCCGAGTCCAAAAACTTCGTTTGACCTTTCTGTGCATTTTTCGTCAAGTCCCCAGATATGTGTTTTAGGAACTGATAAATCTTTATGAAGTCTCTCTTTTAATGCCTTTGTAAATATGGTTGCATCAGCTAGATATATGAGAATTAAAGTATCATCCTTCAAAATAGGATCAGACAAACCATTTACTTTTAAAACCCAAAGATCAAATTTTAGATTTTGACCAACAATTTTCATTTTAGGTAAAATAGGATTAAGCACTTCCTTTAGATCACGTAAGGTAATCTCTCCGAAAGTACTTTCTTTTGTAAGGATAGACCAACTCACCTTATTCTCTCTATCATGGAATTGTAAGCTTGTGATCTGTAGTCTATCAATCTTAGTTCCCAATGTCTCCGTATCAAAGCCTAAATCTTGAGATAAATCGACTTCCTTTGCGAATTTTTCTAATTGGGTTCGTTTCTTAATGACCTGTCTTCGCATCATATATTAATTTATAGGGTTAAAATATGTTAAATTAAACCGTTTCTACCCATGGATGATGTCGAGATGTTAGGTAAATAGTCGGGCGCTCCTTACTTTTGAAATAAGATATTTTGACTATTTAATACTTCTCGCAAGTGCATTGTACGACTTGACCTTAACATCTTGTAGTACTACATTTCCTTTGTGTAGATTATTTTAGGTTTAAAATATTTGTGTGGAAAACACCCTAGGAGGCATGCCGGCCATTTATCCTAGGGTGTTTTTGTATATATAGATTTAGTGATCAGATTACTTCCAATTCACCCCGATTTTTTCAAAATAAAACTTGATGTTTTCCTCTGTCGGAACTTTCATCATCTCTGCTAAAGGAGGAAATGCAGAAGGCTCATCGATAGGTTCCTGTGGGCGGTAACCTCTACGCATACTACCGCTGTATGCGACAGTATATGTATATTTCGTGTTAGTCTTCACCCCTGTTCTAGAATACTTGAAACAGAATGGAATTGGATCCCCATCTTCGTCAGTAAACTGAATGATTCTTTCTCCCGAATCTTCGTCAAGAACTGACTTCAAAGAGCCATGTAAATCTCCAAAAGCCCCAGAACTTAGAGCCATGTATTTTTCTGGGTAAACTCCTTGGTCAAGAAACTCTTTCGAGTCTTTATCCCACTCTCCACGGTGATCGCGGATCTTTATGAAAAATCGGGTACATGGGTAAATTAATTTCCCCTTCACTGCGGGATGCTCTGGACTAAGCCCACTGTATACGGTGTCCATCAAGCACTCTTCATGCGTTCCTTTAAAAGTTTGTCGTGGAAGGAATTCCTTTTGAAATCTTCCATTACTGTCTTTATAAGAAAACATAAACCCATCAACTGATAAGGGCATTTCTGGTTGGCATGTAATAACTGCCTGTGATTTGTTTGAGTGAGGGTCATCTGAGGATTGTAAAAACATTTCATAGATTTTTTCCTCAAATAGTTTGAAGAAGTGAGACTTCACTTTTGAGTTAACTAAGTCATCCCATGAATCTGTGTAACTCTCAGGTCTTTGGGGAGCTGAAGTTGTTGCTCTCCCTCTTCTTCTTGGTGTTGTCTTCGCAACTGTCGTCACTTCTGACGACTCACTTTTTCCTAAACTACGTCTTCTACGCATACTTATATTTTAAAATATTTGTGTGAAATTAAAGCCTAATTTTGCCGTAGGCTTTATGATATAAAGATAACTATAATTATCTTCAAAAACAAACTATAGGTTAAAAAAACGGAATGTCTTTAACCTCATTAAATTTGTTGGCAAAGTCTTGAGCATCTGTAAGATCGGTATCCTCTAACGTGAGAGAATACTCAAAATAATCGCTTGGGTTATTATAACATTCTAGAGCCTCTTCTTCGCTACAATCTCCTGGATCATTTGAAGAATAAATGGCAAACGAAATGTTTATGTGACTGTCTAACGCCTTGTATAATTTTTTTGCAGCACTTTCGCCTGCTATATCGTTGTCAAAAAACAAAACTACCTCTTCGAAATCTAGTAGTAGTAGTGCTTGATCTAAGGTGACTGAAGTTCCTAGAGTGGCTACTGCAGGAATGCCATATTGATCTAATCGCCAAACATCTGACTCCCCTTCTACAAGAGCGATTTTTTTAGCGTTAGATACCTTATCTAGATTGTATAGAAACTTTTTGCGTTCTAAAATTCCTTCTACATGAAATTCGCGATCTCCCTTAGCATTTATCCAACGAGTTTTTATAGCAACCACCTTGTTATTTTCAAAGTAGGGTATTGCGGTTACTCCTGTCGAAGCTTCTGCGATTAAAAATTTTCTTAGGGTCGTTCTTCGATAACCTCTGCTCAGGTACTCTTTCGATAACCTTCTGCAATCATGCAATAGGGGTTCTTTCTCTTGTATGACCTTGGCTACGTCTTCTTCTTCTTTTAAGTCTGTTACTATTTCGAAAGCTTCATAAGGCTCAACGCCTAAATGATCAAGAAAGCGGGTGAGTGTACCTGCTTCACCGCAACTAAAGCAGTTATACACTCCCTTCGCTGGATTAATGAACAAAGAACTAGAACCGTCTCCCTTTCCCCCTTCGCTAGAGTGATTTTCTCGGTGTATGCATTTACATCGAATTTCATTTCCCGCCAGCTTTGGGTTTAGGTCATTTTCTTCTAAAATTTCTTGTAGTCTACTCATACACCTCTTGTATATTTAAGGTTTGAGTTATGTAATCTTCAAGATCTTTATAACTCAACTCATGCTCCCTAAAAAATCTTTCTAAAGAAATTTTCATAACTTTTATAGACACCCTGGATTCATTTTGAATCAGTGTAGTGTATGCATTTATTATCTGCTCATTGGAAAGCCCTTCTGTATACATGCTTAAAATGTTTGGGTAATTTGGATAGTGCTTAAGTCCTGCTTTTGCTCAAGGAGATACTTTTCAATTTCCTCTTTGTCACTGTTTTGATATTTTGGAGGAATCGCACCTTCACAGATCAGCGATGCTATTGGTTCAATCCAAAATAGTGTAATTTTTCTCTGCCCCGTATGTGGCATAGGGCTTACCTTATATTTAATGTTCATCATGTCTTTTAAGTTTAAATATCCGTACTGAATACTATAATATTATAGCAGACAGCACGGAATAGTGGACACCTATTGTTATCTATGTCTTGTATTCTTTTCTACTTTTCGCAAGTTTCTAGCGATCTCACCTAAAGGGGCTTTTTTAAGTTCCCTTTGAAATGCAGAAAAAACTTTTGCAGAAGTGGCGGTAACCCTTGAATTACTGATCACAGCATTTCTTTGGAGAAGTACTCCAACCAATATTCCTATTGCCAAAACGACCATTGTTGGTTTGTATAATGAGGGATAGTAGTACACTAACCCTGCAGCAATGATCGCTACTAAGAGTACTAGTCCTGCAAAGAGTTTAGTAAGTTGATCATATGTATATCCTTTAACGCTGCTAGGGCGTTGAAATAATTCAGTCTGTAATGTTTCTCCTGACTCTCCGAACTCGGTTTCCATTCTCCCTGTATCCATAATTTTACTTGCTTTATATTGTTTTTTAAATCTGCTTTTAATTCCTCTAAAGTAGAGTACTCTCCAGCACTCCACCCTTCTAGTTGAGGATAGGATACTGTAAATTTCCTGCTAAAAGTGCGGACTACGAAGTAGTCAACTCCGTGTATGTTTCCTTTATCAAAAACTTCGAATTCTTGCATTCGAGTACCCCTATGCACTACTCCACCGACAACTCCCGTAATAGTGGAGGATTTCACATGCTCTTTAGTTCCTTTTTTCGGATATTTTGGGTAGCTAACCCTTTTAGGTAATTTCATAATAATTAGAATGTTACATGTGGAATTGCTGATCCTGAAGGGTCTGCTGAATCTTCTCCTTCTTTATATCCAAATTTCATGTCTACAAGATCAAGTTCGTACTCGCATGAAAGTTCATCCCCATCTCGTGTTTTTGCAGACTGAAGTCCGAAAGAATTTCTCACCTTCATTTCTGGTGTTTGATACCCCACTAAAAGAACATCAGCATCTTGAACTAACGCATCTGAGAATGCTACCGCCTTTTGTGCATCGAATGACGAATCAAATTTCTTTGATCCTTCGCCCTCTCTGTTCATTTGGGTAGTGTACACAATCGGTACATCAATTTCCTTAGCCATAATTTTCAAATCTCTTGAAATCGCTAGGATGTGTTCGTGGGTTGAATTTCCTCTAACTTTTCTAATCGCTTTTGCCTGGTATAAACCATCAATTAAAATGATAGAAGGCTTCCTTGCTAATGCAATCGCTTTCATTTCAGCAAGTGAAAAAACCTTATCCGCTACTAAGATTCGAGACTTTTTAGCGGAGATTCTCAAATACCTTGAGTAGGTTCTCTCTTCTGCTTTAGTAAGGGTTGCCTTGCTCAGTCTGTGATAGCTGACCTTTGAAAGCATAGAATCAAACCTTCTAATGATTTGGTCAAAAGTTAATTCTAGCGAAAACACTAAAATGTCCCCGTCTATCACTTCACCCTTTGCATTTGTATAGGGAAGTATTCGGTCAATTTGAACCATATGTTCGCAAGCAAGAAATGTCTTTCCTAAACCTGGTCGTGCAGCAATGCCATATACTTTTCCACGCTCCCATCCATGAAAAGCATCATCTAAGTGTTTGTGGCCTGTCGGAAGATAACGAATACCCTTATTGGACTTTGCCTCCGTGTATTCATCAAATCTTGAGTGCGAATTTTTGGATAAAGCTTCTATCGCTGAGTCCTGTGAAAAATTCACACTCTCAAGGATAGATGCCAATCCTTCTAGCTGCTTGGTAGTATCCTTTTCTTTAAGGATTTCAGGAACCCCTTCTCTTAAAGTTCTCGATAAAAAGTCCTGATGTATTTGGGTCCTTAAAAAAGCGTAAGCTTCCTTACCGTAGTAGGTTTGCTTTTCGACCTCTGCTAGAAAACTATCTGAAGGTAAACTACTATGTGTAGCGTAGTACTTCCTAATAGCTTCATACGCGATTTTTTCGTGAGGTAAAAGCCATTTTGTAGGTAAGGCGGAAAACTCCTGTAAAGAGTCTTCCACCAATACTTTTTTAAGATAAACTAAAGCATTTATCCTCATGATTTCAATCGTTTAAAATACTCGAAGTTTTCTTTAGAGATGTTTACGCGATAATCTTTGCCTCTAAGTCTACGCTGAACTGTAGATTCTAATACAAGAGATTTAAAATCCCTAGAATACTTTTCATGCAAATTTTCGGGCGAAAGGTTAGAAGTAAAGTGAGTTACCAATCCTGCTTGAACTCTAGTTCTCAAAAGACTATCAAGTGCTTGAAGAGAGATTCCTTGATTGTCTTCATACTCTTTCCCCAGATCTTCAATTAGCAAGTGCCAACATCTATGAGCCCTTTTGAAGCGCTCAAAGTTTACATTGTCTGTTGTATTTCCCCAATTGGCGGTCTTAAGTGTCATGATGTCTTGTGCGGAGATCATCATGATTCGCTTATCCCCAGGAAACTTTTCATAAACTTCTTTTAAAAGGGAGGTCATCAAATGAGTTTTACCTGTACCGTTATCACCCCATAGGAAAATTCCTACGGGGCGTTTCACAGTTTGATCTAAATTGTCTAGGTAAGGTGTAAAGAAGTCTTCAAAAAACTCCTCATTTGAAGGGTGAACATAAAAGTCTTCAAGAGACTTCATGACATAACTTTTCGGTATTCCCCAGACTTCGAAAAGGTTATTTTTGAGCTTTTCTTCGTACATACTTTTTTCCTCTTTCTGAACTCGATTTAAATCCTTCAGTATCTTTATTACTGTGTGCTGTGCTTCTTCTTCTTACGCGTTTTTTGGTAGAAGCTGAAGTGCCTGCTCTAACATGAGCTTCCACTTCTTTTGAGACTAAAAACAGTTTATCGATATTTAAAGGTTTAGAAGGCCAATACGCCTCATTGCTTTTAAGGAATTCATTCAGCATTTTAAAAAACAAAACCTTGTCTTTAATTCTCTTGAAGAGCTGCTTAAACTGACCTCTCTGTTTCATTGTAGGATTCGAAACTGTAGAGTCGCCAAGGAGGAGTGCAATGTAACCCAGTGTTGCATCGAAAAATTCTGTTTGTTGGATATATGCTATGTCCTTTGTAAGGATTGTAGCACACGCCAACATACTATTTGGTAATGCCCCGATGTTCTTATTGTACTCTTGCAATATCTTATGGAGGTAGGGAACCTCTTGTTTTGAGATCGTCTTTCCCCCAGAATTTAACGGAGATATGCTATCACTAGTACTATCATAGTAAGCCATCATCCACCCGTCTTCATGGCTTTTTACAAGCCCTTCTGCTTCAAGAGCAGTCATGTGTGACCCAAATTCAGGAATGATTTCTTCCATATCGTCACAGCACACAACCTCTGACTTTCCGATCAGAGTTGTAAAGCTTAATGCAGTGTAGAAACTGCGGATAAGCTTCGAATCCTTTGGGGACGGTAGAGTTTTAAACTCGTATAAAAGATTAAAGTTCTTAGCCATATCTATCCTATGTTATTGTCACTGTCATATTCCCTTGAGGAGTCTAGCCAACCATCTATGTGTTTTGCTAAGTGTTCCTCAAGAGTAGTTTTTACGAGATTAGAACAAACTTCTGCTGATTCAGTAGCTTCAAGAATATCCCTTTTAGTAGGATTTATCGGAAGCGTAATGCTAAGTTCAGAGGAAAATGAATTATAGTTCCCTAAGTTTTTAGTGAACTTTTGAGAAACAGTGACCGTTCTTTTTGGGTCCCCTACAGCACTGACCGTACTAGGATTCTCTACAGAATTTGTAGATGCCTGCTCTTTTTGAGCGCCAGAAGTTCTTCTTCTGCGTGGAGCTTTTTTTTCAGCCATTTCCTATAATTTTAAAGGTTATACAATCGTCTTTCATTATTAAAAGCCTTCACTAAGTCAGCTTGGACATGTGCACTTTTTATATCGAAAGACCTACCATACTTATCACGAATCACTTTGACTCGTTTTATTAGATAGGTACTATACAACTTTGCATGAACACTGCTGCTACCTAATTTTAACATTAAGTTTGATTGAGGAATAAGACCTTTTTTTAGATAGTTTCTTAGTGTCCTTGTAGTTACACCTAACGAGTATGCAAGTACGTGAGGGTAGTAACAATAAATAGCTTTGCCATTCACCATTACTACCTTTGGTTTTTCCTGAAATTTCATTTACTATTTCGTGGTCAATCGCTTCGTGGTTTTTTCTTCGAAAAGCTCCTCTGCTTTTTCTTGTGATATATCCCCTCGATTTAACAGACCCGTAATAGTCTTAGCATTGACTTTGTAAATTGGATCACCTAAAATTTTCTTTGAGAATTGCGGAGAGAATTCCGCTAAGATTTTCTCAACAGCTCCCTCTGCGAGAACTAAAGATGTAGAAACAGATTCAACTAATACCCCTGAGTCAGTTTTTAGTACCATGCCCCCTTTGCCATCCGTCTGGCCGTGATCCTCAATGATTGTGTTTATGGAAGGCCTCAGTTTAGCGATTTCTGCTTTGAGTTTTTTCTCCTCTTCTTTAAGGGCGAAGAAGTCTAATAAAATGCCCTTTTCTTTCTCAGTCATTTTGATCAAATATTTGTGTGAAAAAAATAAAAGGCTACTCCATGCCGAGAGTAGCCTCTAGTGTGTTACTTCAATTAATCCTCTTCTGCAGGGATTAAGTAATTTAGATTTTTACAGTTCTTCGAATCGAGAGTGACTTCCTCGTCCATTCCAACAAGCTTTACTACGTTTTTGCGGGCTTTTTTGCCTACAACTTCACCAACACAAACTTCCCCTTCGAACTCAATCTCAATAAGGTCATCCTTAGCTAGTGCTGAAAGGGTCGTCTCCTCTCTGGCAACATCGTTCATGTCGATACCCAGAGTTTCTTCTACCAGCTTAAAGTAGTCTTCATCCGTCATTCCTTCTTCGACTTCAGAATCTTCTTCACTAGTTTTTGCTTCTACATTCCCCAAAAGCATGTCAGCCATTTCAAACTCTGATGTTTCCTCGTCTTCAATTTGAATGATCTCGAAAAACTTGTCTTCATCAACTACAATGGATGCCTCAAATTGTTGGAAGATTTCTGTTGCAAGTGTCTCCCAATTATCGTCCGATGCCTCAAACGTTTTTGCAATTTCATCTGCAAGCTCTTGCTTTACGTCCCCTTGTTGTTTTTTAGTTCTTCTGTTCGAAGATGGCTTAGCCTTCTGATTCTTTGTTGTTTTCGCAGGCGCCGTCTTTTTAGTTGGTGTTTTAGGTTTCTTTTCCTCTTTAGGAGCTGACTCTGTAGGTGCGTTTTCAAGGTGAGGTACGTCCATAAGAGGTAAGTAGATTACTCCCTCATCATCTTGGATCGTGTCGATTGATACGCCCGATTGGAATACTGCTGTAAGGTTTGAACGAAGAGTTAATTTTCCCTTTTTCATTAGATCAAAATATTTGTGTGAAACATGCACTAACTTTTAGTGCTTTAAATTATTTATATAAGTCATTATAGTTTTTACATCGAAGATGCCGCTTCCTATGTAAACTAAAGTAAATTTTAAAAATATAGAGAGAGGTTTCTCACGCCTCTCTCACACCAATGTTACTTTAAAAAAACGTATTATGATCAAATAATGCTTTTATTATTATAGTAACGAGAGCAAGATATATAATTCCTAGCTTAAATTCTACTATTACTATTTACAATAAGATTATTTACAGATTAAATCCTTAGAAAATTACCTAATTATACTTACCTGTCTTTGCTACCTTTGGTAAGTATTTTAATGACTTGTAGTACATTCCTGTATGTAAATCATTTTCCCCTATAGGTATCCAAATTTCAGGTTCCTTTTTATTACTATATTTCCTTAGTATTCTTCCTCCCGCCTGCTCTGGATCTCCAACAACAGACAAAAAGATTAAGGTATCAAGCCGTGGTATATCTAAACCTTCAGAAGCAATTGTATCTATCCCAAAAATAATTCTGGCTTCCTTTTCTAACTGCTCCTGTAATCGTGGTGATTCCTTAATTTTCTTATACGTCTTAGATGTTAGCAGTATTGGGTCAAGTTCTGACACCTGATTAAACAAAGCCTCTAATTGAGCTATCCTTTTACCAAGGACTAATATAGCCCTTCCTTCAGTATGTTTTTTCCTGATTAATTCTAGAAACTCATTATTCCTTTCCTCAAAGGATCCCATCGCAGTCTCTAAATGTACGTATTCTAATCTTTTTTGAAATATCTTATTCAACGATAGTAGCTCTTCTGTCCCTAGTGATTCATCATTCTCACTTCTTATGCTTTCTTCATCGTTAGAACAATAGATAATATTTTCTTTGTAGGTGTGGATACCTGGGATATTAAAGTTCTCTACCTGACTTACAAAATCCTTACTGAATTTACCTGCAAAAACAACCTTATTCTTTGGGGTAAATGTGTGTAGTGTAGCCTTTTCAGATTCAGGTCTGCCTTCAGTAATAATTACATCCTGAAAATGTTTAATAATTTGCTCCTCCATCCCGTCAGACCTTCTTAGAGTAGCAGTTAGTCCTAATCGATACTTCATTGGAAGCTTAAAGAAGGATGGAAGTAGTGTCTCACACCCTGTTCGGTGCATTTCATCAAATACAACTAACCCAAATGAGTTTACCCAGGTATCTTTCGGATTAAATCTACTCTCAAAAAGATCATAGGTCATCACAACAATATCATAGGCTTCAACTATTGAGTTAATTGTATTTTTTTTACTAGCTAAAAGTTTTGTACTAGCTATAATGCCTACTCCTTCTCCTAGAAACGTATTTATTGAATCTAAAAATTGATCGGCAAGCTGTACTTTAGGAACTAATATAAGTGTCTTTTGCTGTAGCTTTGAGATCGTATAACATGCTGAAACAGTTTTACCAAAACCACACTCGGCAACAAGTATTAAGTCTGTTTTTGTACGATATGATTTAAGCAGTTTCGCTAAGGGAGGTTCTTGGTTACTTCGAAGAGTAGCGGTAAAATTGTATGATGCATGAACAGATTTTGTCAAGTCGAAATCTATTTGATTTGAAAACCTATGCCTCAGCCCTCTCGGTACTAGCATATGATCCTCCAGATCGATGAAATTCTGACGAACTTTAAATGAAGTATAGTCTTTCACGGTTTGCGAAAGCTCCTCCACTAAACTCTCATCATAATTCACGTAGATTGATGACTTAACATAACTCAACATATTCACTCCCTTTTTTTGCTAAAATTTTGTTCAATGTTCAATTTACGAACTTCTGCTCGTTTTTTCAACATTGTTTCGCTTTCGGATAAACTTACAAAATTAGAAGTACTAAGGTTGGGTTGACATTGTTTTAGTTGGTTTGTCACTGATCTTATAGCATCTAAGATTCCTTGTTTTTTTAAAGGAAGGGGTAATTCATCCACTCCGCTTCTAGTCAAACTTCGTAGGTTTCTGTCGGTAAGTTTTTTGTGAGCATTCACCCACTTTTCAGCTTCTTTTTTTGTGGAAAACACTTCTAGTTCCTGGTTAAAGTGTGCCACGTAGAATTTGTATGAACAAGAATTCATCTTCTCATGTTAGTTTTTAAATTTAATTTAATGTCTTACAATTACTAACATTTTGTAATTATTTACAAATAGTAACAAGACTTTTATAGTTCTTTTTTTATAAAAAATATCACTAAAAGTTCCATATCCTTTACTTTTTATAAGCATCTATAACAAAAAAGTATATATTTGCTATACTATTTGGTTAAACTTAAAAACGTTTGATATGGACTTGTTGAATAAAAAAAGGTCAGTAAGGTTAAATGAATACAAAAAAGAATTCCAATCTGTACCCTTTGATCTGCTCTATCGCCCTATCTACAATGCATCCAGCATTGCAACTTATGTATTTCCTCTATTCTCCTTTTCGTTAGCTGCGTATTATCTGACAACACGCATGCCTTTCGAATCCCCAATATTTGCAGCTGTACTTTCTATTCTATTTGCAGTATTTATCGAATTCTTAAAAGGTAAGAGTATCACGTATTTCTTTAAAAGTTTTTATAGAAAAACAGATACAACCGCCATCGGTGTATTAGCCTCTACCCTACTCTGCATGTCAATTGCTGCAAGCTTTTTTGGAGCTATCGACCTAAAGAAAGATACCGATGTAAAACATAAGGAGTTTGTTGAAAATCTAAACACAAAAAGACTAGCTCTTGCTGAAAAACAAATGCATGAAAGACGAAGATTGCAGACTGAGTATGAAAAGTTCGTAGAAGCAAATACCGTATACTTTGGTAAAGACGATAATGGAAAGAAAAAATTTGGTCTAAACTCAAGATCTATAAAAACCTCTAACGCCTTCCAAAAACGAATTTCTGACCTTCAACAAAAACATGAAAAATCCTTACAGGAGCTTACAGAAACTAATAAAGTTCTTATAAGTGATTCTAAAAACGACCTAACAGAATCTATAATAATGTTTGCTATAATAGCACTGCTTATTGATCTCTTTATAGCAACATCAAATTGGTTCCGAGTTTACTACAAATACAAGTCTGCTGAAGAATTGATCTTTGAAGAAAAATTTGGTAAAGAGTTGGATGAAGAACCTCTGGAGCCGGATCCTGAACGAATGCCAACAGTAGGGGAAGTTTCCTTACAAAATGAATCTGCAAAAGTAATCTCTATAGTCAATGATTTGAGAAAGGGAATAACACACAATAAAACACTGATGGAAAAGCACAAAACAAACCCACGAACAATAGCAAGAGCAAAGAAATTTGTAGCCTCATAAAAAGTAATAGGAGAGTGTAATTACTCTCCTTTTTTATTGGATTTGAAGATTATTATAGTTATCTTGAAATGTAATAATTCATAAGAATGGAAAACGAATTTCTAAACATACTTGGTAGTCTTTGGGGTACAGATATAGCCTATCAAGAAAGCCCTGAAACTACAAAATTGATCCTAAAAGCGATGGAGAAAGCATTCGCTTTGGGAAGACAGGACAACTTCATACAAGTAGATCTACAAACTCCTAGTGAGTTAATACCCGTGCTTGCGAAAATATCGCATCTCTCCAGCTTAGGAACCTCAGAGTATTATGAGGTTGTCTATTACTCAGAGTCGGGATGGAATTCTTACGCAGGAAGTAAAACCTTTGACGATGGGGAAAAAGTTCTGTCTTGGAAGTATTGTACATAGAATTAATAAATAGTCAGAATAAATCTATCAGTAAGGGAGTAGTCACTACAAGGTTTTAAACCTTTCAGAAATTTTCTGATCCCTTACTAATCAAAAACTAATAAGATGAAGAAGGTAAGTTTTAACATAAGCCCACCTGTACCTTGCACAGAAGAGCAGTTTCGAGAGTGGATTGAATACAACTTGGGAGCGATTGCTTCAATAAGTCTAGATAATCCATTGTCAGATTTTGAGTTGGAGGTGACTAATTACCTACAAATTGAAATAGATTAAGCTATGATTGAAGAACTATTAAGCAGTAACCTATCTCGATTGAGTATAGCTGCAAATCTCGATGTAGAACAAGTAACTCTCCGTTTAAAAGCTGTCTTAGAAAATAGAAAGTTAGTTGCAAAACAGCTACTTAATCTTACTCACAATGAGGAGGAACAAATAAAGCAGCTCTCCGAAATTTTAAAGTACCATGATGTTACAATATGTAAACTACTTGGGATGAAACCTTAAGTCTTTAACGTGGAGCAATGCAAAAAAATAAATACCTGGTATGGTGGAATTCAATGGCTGACAAGTCAGAATAGAAATACTACTGAAAGACACCCTAACCAATTAACCGAAACCGAGATTCAAGAGATTTATAAACTACGTTTTAGAAATTGAATATGATAAAGCTTTACAGATACACCCAAGGAAATGTCCTGAATTCTGAATTTGGTTTTCCGGATATTTCTAAACCTATCCTCAGCGAGTTTGAGGTGATCACAGAAACAGATAAGGGATATTGGATTAAGCCCTATAAGAAAGACGATGGAATAACCTTCACATCTGGAGTTTACTTCTTCAATAAAAAATGGGTCCCAAAAGAGGGTGTTAATCTTTTTGCCTTTACAGAAAAAAATAAAGCAATGTTCAATTTAAAAAAACGAACAGAGAAAAGAATTAAAATTTTGCAAAGGCAGATGTTGCTTTCAAAGATGACTTTAAGGATGGTTGAAAATGAAAGTGTTTAGGGTAAATAAAGAGAGTGCGGGAAGGTACGTTCCTCAGATGCAATTCAAATTCAGAGGTAGATATAAAAATATTCTACGAAAAAGCGGGGAGATTGCATTCAGAACATTTAAAGAAGCTGACTTATTTCATAAGAAATTGAACTACGAAAAAGTTCAAGAACAACTAAAAACAGCTATACTAGTCGATTAAATGCTATGGATAAAAAAGATAATACAGCTAATAAATCTAGTGTATTAGATAATAACCTATCAACTGATACGCATCGATGGGTTTGTGAAAAAGAGGGTAAAATACTAATACGCGGGAGTTGGAGTAATAGACTTCAATGCAATGGGTGTGGTAATTGGTGCTTTGTCCATTCAGCTAGTGATGGAAAGTATTATTGCGGTGAGTGTAAAACTACAGCGGTAAAAGAGGGGGATGCGATACTCTGGTAATATGTAATTAGCTTGGGTATTTAAGTTATAAAAAAGTTTAGGTAAATTTTATAGACCATGCAAGGAAGAGTAAAGTTAGACAAGACCCAAAAACATACCATGTGGGATTTAACTAAAGACGAAAAGGAGTTACAGAAATCCTATGAGGGGAAACCTTATCAACGAGTCCAATGTAGCTTATGTGTTTTTGAATACACACACTGTAGAGATAGACACTTAACCTGTAAAGAAAAGGGGGGGTTTTGGACATAATTGTAGTTAGTATTGAGTATAAAAATTTGTTTTTTACATGAAAATAGAAACTAATAAGAACGGAGAAATAATACTAAAAGAGGTTTATTCTAGTATAGGATTAGAGTCTGACAACAAAGAACTTCTTGACATTTGTATGAGAGATTCGGGTTTTGAGTTTAAGTACAACGGACAGTTGTACGAAGCCAAACAGGGTAAAGTTAGAAAACTAAAAGGGCAATTAGATACTGCTAGTGATAGTTCAGAACTTGCTAAAGCTAAAGAAGAGCATGACCAATACAAGAATCTGTGGGAACAAATTCAAGAAAGTTTAGATGAAATGAATGAAAATCACACTTTAAAATCTGATTCAGCTTTAATTGATGATATAACCGAATTTGGTAGGGGCGTTATGGAAATTCATAGCGCGGATTTAGAGCGATTAATAAGAGAAAAACATCTATTAGAAGAAAAGGTAAACTCCTTAATAGAATTGATAAATACTAAAGAAGCAATTGAAGAATATTCTGAAAACATAAATGAATGCAGAAAAGAATTACTTTTATCAGCTATTTGTCAATATACAAAACGCAATACGCAGAAAGAAATACAAGAAGTTGAGAAATGGATAGAAACTGATTTCAGAAAGTAATTGTGGCTAACGATTAGTATATGAAATGTGGAGCAAAGCGGAATTAAATAATGAAATAATGAGCGACTATAAAATAAGCGTAACACCTGAGACTTTTCCTAATGGAATGATAAAGCTAACATTTACCTCTAATGGTGGTAAGTTTGGTACTGATGAATTGCTAGATGTTATTAAAATGACACCTGAGCAACTATTGAATATACTGCAAGCGAATGAAGCCACTACGAGCGAAAACAAAGCATTGGATATAGATATTGTTAGCAACTATGATAGTTACAACTATCAATATCATAAAGATTTAGAAGAATGTGTTGGCAAGTTATTAGATTCAATAGATAAAGGTAAAATTTCGCAACGTGCTGTAATGGGATTAAGGATATTAACCAACAGAAAGTAGTTGCTAACATTAAATAAATACATTGCACAATTACCTAAACTAACTATGAGCATTAAATTTATAGACCTTTTTTCAGGAATCGGAGGGTTTCACCAAGCCCTCAAAGAGCTGGGGCATGAGTGTGTTTTTGCTTCAGAAATTGACTCCCATGCAGCAACGATATATAAAGAAAATCATCAACTAGAACCTGCGGGAGATATTACTAAAATTCATGCAAGTAAAATTCCAACACATGATCTTTTATGTGCGGGATTCCCTTGTCAATCCTTCTCCGTCTCTGGTAAACAAAAAGGATTTGAGGATACTAGGGGAAATCTATTCTTTGAGATTACAAGGATTTTAGAACACCATAGCCCGAAATTTTTTTTACTAGAAAATGTAAAGAATATCATCACGCATGATAAAGGGAAAACATTTAATACGATCATCAACACCTTAGAGGGCCTTGGGTACAAAGTATTCACAAAGCTGATTAATGCATCTGAATTTAAAACAGGACAGGCAAGAGAGCGGGTATATTTTGTAGGTATTCGAAAGGATATTTCTACAAAGAAATTTAGCTTCCCGAAAAAATTGGGATACAAGTCCGTGCTTGATGTTGTAGAAAATTTACATGAAAAAGGGATCAAAAGAGAGGACTATCTATTTTCAGCTAGCAGCTTAACTCTAGGCAATTCAGTTATAGAAAAACCCCGTCAAATAGGGATTGTCAATAAAGGAGGACAGGGGGAAAGAATCTACGATGCAACCGGACAAGCTATCACCTTATCCGCGTCTGGGGGAGGTGTTGGTGCAAAAACAGGGCTGTACCTAATAGGAAATTCAGTGAGAAGGTTGACTACAAGAGAGTGTGCAAGACTGCAAGGCTTCCCTGAGCATTTCATTATTGACAAAAAAGAGTCTCAAGCATACAAACAATTTGGGAATGCAGTATGCGTACCTGTTGTGAAAAGTATACTAAAAAACCTCTTAAACTAGGTCTAAGAGGTTAGTTGGAACAAAATTATTGTATTGTGAATCTATGTTTTTTTAACTAATTGCCAATGTGGTTTATCCCATCCCGTTGATCCCCAGAAGCCACCCCATTCGAGTACATAACTTCCGGTTTTCCCTTCTGCTACCATATTGGCCCAGACCGTAAACATGCATTGAGCAAAATCGAAGAAACCTTCAATAAACTTATATGTTCCCTTACCATTTACGTAAGGAATAACATCTATCGCAAGCCCTGATTGATGATAGCTTTTATCTTCATACCCATCTAATTCACTATTTCCCTGTTGGAAAATTTTAAACTGTTCTTCAGCCGAACGTTTACCTCCCCAAAGTGGAATAGTCATATCACAATGCCCTTTACGGTACATCATAGCTAACGCTCTGTCGGTAAGTTCAATTAGTAAGCTGTCTACACCTGCTCTTCGCTTATTGGAAGTTTCTCCGAAAATGTACATAAGAGTTACTTTAGATTGTCAATCTTGGTTTCTATCCTGTTTAGCTGAGTGACCAGCATTGCTACTACCGTTTTATCCGCCTTTTTTTGCTCAAGACTATTTTCAGCTTCCTTAATCTCTAATCGTATTAAAGAATCCTGAGCTTTTAAGTCTAGAACGTCTGCCTGAATATCCTCGATTTCAGTTTTCATTACAGCAAGGGCTCTTGAGTATCCCAAATACCCTGTTGTAATCGGAGCAATGATTGAAATGATAATAGCAAATATTGAGATGTATTTCTCCTTCAACATCTACTATTCTTTGGAAAAGAAGCCCTTGGCGTAGAGTAAAATCACAGATGGTATAGATTTACCCTTTCCGACTGTATGTTTAAACAAATAGTTTAATCCATAAATGAGTACCATGACCGCAACTGTCCAAGGCGACAATGCAAGAATCTGGTTGAACAACTCGTCTGAAACTCCTGTCATAGAAGAACTCACAGAATCCTTTAAGTCAGAAGCGAATGTACTAACCCCAACTACAAAGAGTAGGAGCGTACATAGTAGCATTTTTATCAAGCGCATATTTATAGTATTTGACCTTAACTAATTCAAAGGTGTGTAGGATAATGTAGACCGTCAAGCTACTAGCTACTTTTTTAGCGCAACTTTTTTGAAAAAATAAAAAATAGATTGAAAGAGTAAACTTTCACCTGTCCGACTGTGGTAAATTTATTTGAAAGAATACAGAAGATAGGAAAGAGAAAGAGCAAAGCGATCCTTAAAAGATAAAAAATCTACCTACTCTTATAGTTAGTATTATTAATAGATTATAGTTTATTATAGTATTATTATAGATCCAACAATTGCGCTATTGAGCATAACAATCATATTGTCAGTTTTTTAAACCCCTATTTTAAGCGTTTTTTCAAAAAGTGATTGTGGGAGATTTGGGATAAATGTATGGGTAATTCGGGGGTAATGTGTGGGTAATTCGGGATAAATTTATGGGAGAATTGGGATATACTTGTGGTGAATTTGGGGGAACTAGTAAAAACTATGGGGAATTTGGGATGAAAAAAACACAATTTGTATTATATCGCCCTGTTTTTGCACTTTACCCTGTGAATAAGTGCCTATATTTATTTATAGTGTTAAAATATATAAAAATTAGTGTGGGAAGGATACACTCTTTTACATAGTATTGAAGTTTTAATCCCAATTTACCCATACTAGTACTATGTAAATACCTCATATTTTATACATAGTTTATTTGAGTTCATTTTTATGTAAACCTCTATTGCATTATACATGTATAGAACTTATATTTGCTTACGGCAAATACAGAAAAACCCACACAAATATTTTATGAACAAAAAGACTTACACCTTACCTAAAAAGCGAGGTGCGCAGAGTAATCAACTATTACTAGGCAGTTTTGAATCTACAGCAATACAACGTGATTTATTCTACATTCTTTTATCAAAAATGACAGATAAAGATGTAGCTGGTACACAGTATCAATTCGAAGCCCAAGAAGTAAAGGAGCTGAGAGGAAGTGCTTCTAATTCACTTTCTTCAAGACGAATTTATGATGAACTACTAAAGTTCTCGAAGATTGATATAAGGATCACTCACAACTCAGTGAAGGGAGAGCGTGATGAAGAAATCATAAACATACTAGAATCAGTTAGAATGCAAGAGGAAGGAAAACGCAGAGTTAAGATTACTGCGGAGGTCACCTCAAAGGCAAGGAAGCATCTTTTAGAATTAGCCGACCATTTTACCACGTTAAGTTTAGAAGTACTACTGAATCTTAATGGAGCTTACACCAAAAGACTTTATGAAATACTTTCAAGGTTTAAGTACAAGTTCGATAAAGGGGAACCTGTATACTTTAGAAAATCGCAGTTATTAGGGTATTTCGGCTTACAAAACAAAAAAAGTTATGTAAACAACTCGGCAGAATTCAAGCGATCAGTGCTTGATAAAGCTATCAAAGAGTTAAATGAAAATGAACTTACTTCAAGCCTCAAGTTTAAATTCGAAACGGTCAGTAGTGGTCATCATGCAGGTTTTAATGAAACGGGATTTATGTTTTCCCAAGGTGTTGAAGAAAAGCAAGTTTCGGAGGAGCAGAAGATGGGAAAAATCGCCTCTGAAAAATCTAGTGTTTACTTCAATGAGATCACTTCTAGGATGTCGGAGAATTCATTCTACCTTACCCGGATGGCAAAGCTCGATCTTTCGCCAGCTTGGATGAAAGTACTAAACTATTCACTAAAGCTTTTTAGAGAAGATTTAAAATTACACAAAGTAAAAGTAACTAACCCTTCAGCGGTTGATGCTATTTTTATTCAAGAATTTTTAGACACTTTCTATGAAGGGGACCTAGATCTTGAACTAGTGACCGAAGGGTATACTATCAATGCTAAAGTAAGTAGTAAACTAAATATCAAAAACTATAAACCTAAAAAGGCTGTGGTAGAAGAATCCACGCCTAGAGATGTCTGGCTAAACTATTTAAAAGTAAACTATAAAATCATTTTAGATATAATGGGAGAGACAAAAGCGTTAGAGCTGGTTCAAAAGTCCTTATACAACAATGAGGGTAAAAGTGCGAAGGTACGAGAAGAGCTTGAGAAGCTAAAAGTCACCTTGTCAAGTTTTCAATAGTTTGTAACTTTGAACAAAACAAACTTCACTCAATTTTTTAAACACTTCAAGCTATAACTATTTAATGCAGACTTTACTTATCATTTCAACGCTGCTGCAGATAATTAACTTTAATTTCCTGAGCGGGGACGATAACGTCCTAGCCGACAGTGGATACCTTGCTTTTAAAAGAAGGGATTACACGCTTTCCGCAGATCGGTTTGAGCAACTTAAAGGTCAGGGTAAAAATCCTGCAACGAAAGGTTTTGCCTCCTATTTCTTAAATCACTTATACTCAAAAGAATTCTTACAGCATAAAAGAGCTTTAAAAGAAAATCATGATTCCAGGTATTTTTTCGACCTAAGTCCTGATTCTACGAGCAGATACGGATACATGTCGCACCGGAATAAAACATCTACAATACGTACCTATATTTATTTAGGGATGTTTGATAGTGCAGAATATAGTGCAATAACGGATTTTCAAGCTGCTTATGTAAGAAAGGATTCCTCCCTTATGGATGATCTAGTGAATAGACTCTCCTGGCTATTCTATTTAAGGCGAGAATTTCACTTTTCTAAACAGCTCTCCGATGCAGAAATAAAGTACCTGGCAAAACATAGAAATAGTACTCATGGGGATTTTATATCCACTTTTGTAGAGACAGATACTTTAACCGAAAAAACCGCTGAAGAGTTGTATAAAAAAACAATTGTGTACTATGATTCAGTCGGTGGCCTAAACAAATGCCTTTATATCTACCACTATGCAAATTTTAAGTTTCATAGAAAAAGGTACGCAGAAGCAACAAAGTATGTAGACGAGTACTTAAAGGAAGCAAGAGCGTATCAAAATAAGCATTGGAGAGAGTTTAGTACAGATGAAGAGTACATGAATAACTTTTATTTTGCAAGAGGTCGGATGCTTAAAAGTAAGCTACATGCATTGGAGGGAGAGAAAGAAAAAGAAGGAGAAGAACTTCATAAAGCCCTAGATGAAGTAAACTTTGCTATTAGAACAAAATTCCTTAGACCCTACATTCTAAAAGGTAGAGTACTTCGGGCAATCATTAAGTTTAACTATGAAAATAATATTCCATATGAATCTTATTTCGACTCTCTTGCTTTGAATACAAGTAAGATAGATGAATTCAAGTATAGCTTATCGCACATTAAAGATTATGAACACTTTCAAGTCAACTACTATAAAGGGTATTATAGTAAATCCGTTACAAACGTAGATTCCCTTTATTGGAGAAGCTATGAAGAATTCAAGAAGACACAGAACCATAAGGTATTTGAGAAAGACCTACTGAACTCCGTAAACTCAGAAAAAGAGTTCCAAGACGTTTTAATTGCACATTTTTCAGAAAGGTATAGGGAAACAAATGACGAAGACTATTTACTAAAAGTATTAGAGATTATTGAAAATACTAAATCTATAGTGCTGTATAGAAGACAGTCTATGATGAAAAAGGTATCCGTTGATGATTACCTCTTTAGCGAAGATCCCTTTAAATTTAGAAAGCAAGTGCAGAGTTATAAACTATTAGATCCTGAAACTATGCGATCTTACTTTAAAGAATACTTTTACCGAAAGGGGATCGATTATGTTTCTTATTATTTGGGTCCTTCAAACACGCTATACATAATTACTTACAATGGAAAGTTTCAACTAGAAAAAAAGAAGCTTTCAGAGGATGATGTATTAGCCATTAAAGAATTCTCTTCTACTCTTTTTGAAAGCAACTACTTCATAAGTCAAGGGTTTAATGACTTACGTAAAAGGGTAAGTACAATATTTACTTCAAGCAAATTTTTTAATGAAGGAGAGGGGAGATTGATGGTATCGGCAGATCGAATTAATGCTGCAATACCCCTAGACATTCTCACATTAAATGATGGAACAGGATTGATTGAAAAGTATAGCGTAAGTAATTCCTTCTCGATACATCACCAATATGAACTCTACCAAAGAGAAGAAAGAAGTTCGGGCAATCTGGCTATTTTAGGTATTGCTCCCTTCGCAGACAAGGATCTTATATTTTCTGAACAGGAGGTGAAAAATATAGCTACAGAGGTTTTGATCAATCAACAGGCAACAAAGAATAACATCCTAGCCAAAGCTCCATATTTTAATGTTCTACACTTTGCTACACACACGACAATTGACCAAAAAAGTCAGGGAAATTCTAGGATTCACCTTTTCAAGAATGACTCAGTAGATGAAAATTTTTCATTCAGAGAAATCGAAGAGTTAGACTTTTCTAAACATGCTCTCATATCTGTTAGTTCTTGCTACTCAGCTAATGGTAACTACATGGATGGTGAAGGTATTATGTCCTTCCAAAGAGCATTTGCTTACTCAAAAGCTCCTTCTATTTTAGCGGGTCTTTGGAAAGTAAACGATAAAGCATCTCTATTTATCTCTGACCGATTTTTTGACAACCTCAAAAAAGGGTATACCAAAGATGTTGCATTACAAAGAGCAAAGCTTGACTTCTTTGAAGAGTTTCCAACCTTAAAACAAAACCCAATTTTCTGGGGATCCCTAATTATATCTGGTAATATAGATTCTTCTAGTAAATCCTCTTACATCCTAGAATTACTTATTGTGATTGCTTTTTTAGCTACGATAGTTATGTTCAGAAGGAAAAAACTAAAGCCACAAAGCATAGGATAGCTAGTCCTCCTGGTAAATGTTCATTAAATCATCTTGGGACCTATGTTTTAAGTAGTGTTCTTCCGTAGTTGTGATCGAACTATGCAATAAAAGAAGGGAAGTTTTACGTAATCCAAACTTTTCTATACTATTGTATGCAAAAGTGTGTCTTAAATTGTGCAAACTAATCGTTTTTCTACTATCAAAAGTTGAATTTCTTAGGTTATTTTCTTCTAAAAATTTAGAAAACTTTTGAGAAAGATTGTTAGAAGAATATGGAAGTATTTTATCAGAAGATATTGCTGTACAATGTGCTTTCAAAATACCCTTTATTTGAGGTGGGATTGGTAACTTTTTTCTTTTGTTATATCCCTTTGCAATTATATGAATAATGTTGTTTTCAAAGTCAATATCTTTTTGTCTTATAGAAACCATAGAAGCAGCTCTAAGTCCCATCTTAGAACCTAGATCTAAAATAAGGTGTGTTTCAAAATCAGCAACCTCATACATCTTTTTTAAGTGTGCTTCTTCTATAGCGAATCTCTTTATTTCATCTTCACTATCTTCCTTCCTTGGAATTGATAAAATCTTGTCTGCATCCTCAACATAATTATTGTGGTACTTGCAAAATCGCGCAAAAGATTTGAGGTGCTGTAAGTAGGTGTTATATGTACTAGGTTCAATCTCCAGAGAATCAAGCCACAGTAACATAGCATCTGCATTAATATTACCATCACTTACATTCATATACCGTTTAATGACACGAACAGCATTAGCCGTTGAAGGGGTGTCTCTGTTGAGTTTTGAGTGTGACTTTAAGTAAGCACTAAAAGGGGCAGAAAATTGATCGTCATAGACTTTCTCATAGTATTTTGTGTTAGACACTCTAGTAATGTTCCGACTTCGTAGGAAGGATAAATATCCACTAATATGAGTATTGAAATTATTGGCAACAAGCTTTCTTAGTCGTACCTCTCCAGAGCTGATTTCATTACTCTCATGCAAGTGCTTTAAATAAGATCTATATCTATCGAAATGGCCTACCTCACCACCGTGAAACTTACAGCAGTAGTTTAGGAATAAAGTAAGATTTCTGTTAACCTTTTTCAGCCTATTTTTATCTGCAGTTGTGAGGTCAAATGAGACAATGTATTTCTTGTACATCTGAACTACTAGTTTGACTCCAAGGACATGAGCTGTGGATAAATCCTGTTTTTTCTCTAACATTCGTCTTACTTTATTCCGTAATAGGTTATTTTTCTAAAATATAACTTATGCAGTTATTGCGATTTTATCAAGTAAATCTCTCGAAGGGTTTTGGAGTGAATACTCAAAGTGGTCGTTGAGAATTTCTTCAGTAATCTGTAAACTAACATAATTATCAAATGAAATTAATCGTCCTTCCTCACCAGTCACACGATTGAATTCTCTTGCTTCTATAATGACCTTACTCGATGGATTTTCTTTCTCAACATTTCGGATCGCACGTACCGCCCTTTTTTGGGCTGAATTGTAGCTATACACTATAGAAGAGTAGCCATTGTACAAACTCCAATTTAGGGGAGTTCCATGACTGTCATAAAGAGTTAACTTGTATTCGGGCATATAGAGGTAAGGTCTGATAGAATACCTTTCACCGGAAAATTTTCTAACTACCTTCCAACAATGCTTCGCACACAATTCTACAATTGTTAGGTCAAACTTACTTTTTGGAGAATACCTGACTCTCACTGTATCTCCAAGAATGGGTTTAGTATACACCTCCATAGCTCTTACATTTTATAGAACAGTAAGAATATTTCTTCGTTTGAAGAGTCAAATTCTAGGTAGAAGTTGATTACATCTAACTTATGTCTATCCACAAGCTTTAATGCTAGATGTTGTGCCATACCTTCATCTGATGACCAAATTCTTGAAAATAGTTTTAGTACATGACCATACATTTCGTCTTCATTTCCTTCAAATGAATTGATGTACTGTTGTAGTTGTTGTACACATTCCAAAGCGTACTTTCTTTCATTGACAATTCCCATGTTTTTTAGGTTTATATTAAGATATAAGTATATTGAATTCAGAGTATAGATAATCATCTAACTCCGTATCATAAATGATACTTTTAAACACAGGTTTAACTTCCCCATATTTATCCAGCCATTTATCATTTACAAAATACTTTGTTTTATTACGTTCAATAACTTTCCCCGTCAGGTATCGATCTTCACCAACTCGCTTAAAGTGAACTCGCGATCCCGCAGGAAGTTTTTTTGGTTTTTTACAAAAACCTAGTTGTCTTTGTTGTGATCTATACCTACTTCTTGCGTTTAAAAATTCGGGATGATGTAACATAGACTCCGACTTAAGAATCACATTACCTTCAAGGTTACAAAAGTTGCAACCAATGCCCTTACACTCAGGACATTCAACTTCACAAGAACTTATTTTCTCTCGGTTAGGAGAAAAGTTTGGACTATAATTATCTAAAAATACTTTTGAAAGACCTACGGGGTAGGAAACATTCCCAAAACTGTCATATTCCATTAATAGATTACTTCTACTAAAGCTGTTGGATGAAGCGTTTCTGTCTGTTAAGTATACACCACTTCTTTCATTTGGTTGCTGTTTTACATGTGTACATTTCTCCGATACAAATTCTTTTAGAGACTGTAAACTATCAAATTCAAACCCTTTTCTTAATAGAGAAATTATTAAAGCTTTATCTAAATTGTCGATATTTCCCGCGTATTTTTTCCTGTGTAAGTGTTCAAAATTCTTAAGAAGATCCATGATTAATTTTAATATTAATTCTTTTTATTTTATAAATTTATTCTTTCTCAAAAACTCAAAATCATCTTCATAGAAATCTCTATTAATATTTGATTTAATTTTTCTCAAAGCTTTCTTGTGATTTCTCTTTAAAAGTTTAGATATGTCTCGAACTAGAGCAGTGAATGGGATTGGAGAAATTACAGATAAAATAATGATTTGAATCCCTTTTGGTGGACCCACGCCTTCTTCATAGTGCGTTTCTACTAGGTATGCGCCGTAAATTGTGGAAATCACTTGGTACACGACTAATGCCCAGAATTCCATTGGATAAGGTGTTTGCATAGATTTTTAAAATTATTTGTGTGTGATTCTTCAAAATTAAAGGGTAATTCTTCACCCATTCTTGCCGTAAATGAGTGATACATCTTTAATAATTTGGTTGATTCAGTAGACTCTTCTACAAACTGATTATAGTCTAGACCATAGACAACACCTACAACAAACATTAATTCAGAGAAGTTTAGCTCTCGAAATACTTCTGTCATCCATTTTGGAGCAGTTACTTTAGAAGCTCTTGTGGTTATTGAATTTCTGTGAATTATTTTCATTTCGTTGTACTGTCACTATGTATGTAGTTACAAAGTACAACATTTTTATGACAAAAAAAAGGAACTAAAGATTAATCTGTTCCTTAAATTCGACTTGAAGACTTCTCAGATTGTCAAAGGAAATATCCCTAAGCCAATGTTCAGGTTAACGCTATCGTTTCCGGAGAAATCAACAAATCTAGAACCACGGGATTCGGTTCCCTTGATTCGTGAAAACTAAATTAGTGTATACAAATTAAAAATACAATCAAAGTATTAATATTCATTTAATAAATTTCATTAAATCAAGGATTTATTTCTTTAGAAGTCTCCTTTGTTAAATGCTTAACAACAAATAGTGTAATAAAACATTTATGTAGGCTGTTATAAGAATCTACATCTACTTCTGTTTCCTGAAGCATCTCTTTCAAGTCCTCTTCAGTACCTCCATAGTACTTAAATGCAGTAGACAATTTTTGATACACATACTCGTCATAGAATTCATGCAATTCTCCATACACCTCAGAAAATAGTGTCATAGCACATCTCACATTCTCTGGGTTATCTATGTTTACAAAATAAAGGTCAAAGTACTTATTGTAAATGTATAGTGTTTTGTCTTTAATGATTTCATTCACTACCAAGTCATACGAATTGGCTAACTCTTTATCTTTCACCATAGACGGAGTAATACCATGAAGACTTTGTGCATCCGTCCAATCACTTAAGCCATACCGTGCTTTAGTGAACATGTTAAGGTGTATTACTCCATTGTTGTCTATGAGTGAAATTTGTAATGCTGAATTAGGGTACTCGTCAAGTCCTGTCGTAGCAGTTTCTAACACAAAGTACTCTGCTTTATTTATTGCTTCTCTGTTGAACTGAAAATCCTCGAGAATTTCTTTTTGTCTAATTACACTTTGTTCGGCTTCTTTATACTCCTCCTCCTTTCTCTTTTCTAAAGATTCTCTCTGTTTAGCGGTTTCTTTCATCGCCTCCTCATACTCTTTGTATAGACGTTTTTCCCAAGCTCGGCTACCATTTTCGCTTCTTTTCACCCTCTTCTCCAGGTTATCCTTTAGAGCTTCAGTCAAGTTCTTCTTTTTGATAACAGACTCAACATTAGACTTTAAGTAGCAATGAAAGGTTGAACCACCCATACCGCTCCTTTCTCCATCTCTCTTTAAGTACTTCTCTTTAAAGGATTTTGTAAATCCAAGATCATACACCTCTTGGGCGCTATAGAAATAGAGCTTACAATAGTGTTCGAATAAGTTACGCTCATAAGTCAGGGCAGGAAAGTACTTAACGGGATTTTTATCATAATCCTTTTTCGCTTTTTTTACTTTACTGTCAGTCCCCAACTTTAGAGCCTTTTTAAACTCAGGATATACAAGAAAATATTTCATGGATGCACATATTTAAATTTTGATTTAAATATACTCTCAAAGAACGTAAGCTAGATACGTTCAAGTTTAAGATGCACTTTTTTTGCTATATCGTTCCCTCCTTTTCTTAAGATATTCCGCATAACGGTTTGGGTCTGATTTTAGACGTTCAATAAATCGAATACTACGTTCTCTTTTCTGCTTTTTACTCAAAGAACTATCATACCGCTTACTGGCCTCCTTCCGCTTTTCTCGGTAGATGGGGTCTGTAGCATATCGAGTTCTATGGTACTCCTGCAATCTCTCTTTTGTTGACTGCTTTGCATAATAAGTTTTCTGATAAGATTCTCGCTTTTCAACGTATTCGGGATTAAACTTATTTTTTTGGTAATACTCCCTAGCTTTAAGGTTTCTCACCTCTCGGTTTTCTGCATTGTACTTTTTCTGATAGATTTTTATTTTCTCTTTTTTACAAGGATCACAACACTTGTTTCGGCCTTGGATTGGAGAATTACACATATCACATCGTCTAGTCTGTACATCACTATGTTTGCTTGAATTCATGGTAGTAAGGCAAAGAAGAAGTTACGCTCCCCTTCTCTGAGTAAAAGTTATGATAGTTAGAACTATAAACTAATGATAAAGTCAGTTTATAAAGAAAAAAAGTATAGGGTGTAATATAAGAAAAAACCCCTTTATACAATGCATAAATGGGGTTCTAATTAAAGCTAGCTTTCTATTTAGTGCTTTTTAAAAAGTCTTATCTCTATTCTTAGTTATCAAGGTTTTGAAGTTCTCTTTTTACCTCTCCTAGTACAGGATGATCCTCAACGTCATTACTAGTCGCGTCAATTCTCATATTCTTGATAAGTGTCTGCGATTCTCCTAAATAATCCAAAAACTTTTCATCACCAATTATATCCTCTTCTTGCTCCATTGAAAATTCTTTAACAATACCCTCAATGTTTTTATACTCTAAGATTAGATACTCTGCAATTGCATTAAGGACTTCGGTCATTAAAGTTTCTGTTTCTTCTATTACGTCTCCGTATGAAATATCAATACCTATTTTTGTGCCGTCACTAAGGGTAATCGCACTGATTTCTCCCCCTGGCCCTGTTGCTTTTGGATATTCTCTTGTAGCGTACTCGTCAATAGTCAAGTCTTGATTAGCTGCATAAAGTAGTACCTGTTCTTTTGTTTTTAAAATCATAGTAATTCCGTATTTAAAGTCTACTTATTTACTTTTTGAAAGCTCTTCAGCCATCTCAAAAACATTATCTTTCTCCCAAGCATCTGTTATCCAAAGGTTCAAAGCGTAAGTTTCTGTAGCCGATAATTCAGCTAGTTTATTGCAAAGGCTTTTAACATCGATTTCCCACTTGTCACCAAGGTTTTCGTATGTTTCAGCATCTTCAATCTCCATAATGATATATCTAATGTCTGTTAGTGTATGTGCAGGATCGTGTGTTAAACCCATACCTCCATCATTTTTTACATCAAGAATTGCACAGAGTTCATTTTTCTCAAATTTCCCTTTTAGATTATTCAAGGCTACTTGATTCAACCTTTCTAACACACGAAGCTGTGAGGGTACTTTATACATACGAGTGCCAAACTCTTGAGAATCCTCGGCAGCTGGGTTGTTGATAATAGGTGTCATGTGATTATGAAACCAAGCAATTAAGTTAGAAACCCCTGTTCCTTTTTTCTCAAAGTACTTCTCTAAGAAATCACTTACTTCTTGACTTACTCTTACGGATATTGATACGTCTTTCATCTTATTATTATTTAGTTGCATTACAAATGTAATACACATGTAATAATATTACAAGCATTATGTAATCAAAATGATTTCGATATGTAATAATTATGCTATCAAATTAACTTGTCCGATAGTTTTCTGAACTTTGTTTTTAAGTAATACTCCCTCCTGTATGCTCTATCTTTTTCAAGCAATACTGGATCAGATTTTACTTTCTCTCGTCTCCTTTTAGCTTGCTCCCTTCTCATCGCTTTGTACTCTTCGGTATCCTTATTCTTTTCTCTATATTTTTTCCCCGCAAGAAGCTTTCTTTCCTTAAATTCTGCATCATTTGCGTATCTGCTATTAGTACGCTCATTTATTTTATCTTTATTCTCACGCTTTGTCATGTATTTTTCTTGAGACTTTTTTCGGTTTTCTCTATACTCTTGGTCGTCAGAATGTCTTTGGTGATAGTCGCGCTGATAAGCATTTATTTTCTCCCGATTCTTTTTAGCGTATTGTTTATGGTACTCTTTGAGGTACTGCTTTCTTTCCTCCGATCTGTTTATACAATTCACCTGGGACTCTCTCCTTTTTCGTCTAAAATCAGGATCGTCCGCATTAAGGTGATACTGCTCTCTTGCGTAGTCCCTAATTTTCTGTCTATTTTTTTCGCGGTATTTTGCTGTATACTCTTTTCTTCGACTGCTCTTACAAGAAGCACAGATACGCACCCTTGGTTCTGTTATTTCAGTATCACAGTATTTGCAAGTTTTAGTTGTCATAGTAAGCTTTTTGTTTAAGTTTAATTTGCTTTGACTCATTAGAAGTCTTTATTTTTCCGTCTTTAATTATATAGTACAAGGACTCCATGTAGATTAACCTCATAGCTTCCATCAAAGTATTACGGTATGCTAGATAGATCAAGTTCTTAGACCTAAATAAACAGAAGTATTTAGAGGGGTGTTTGGTAGACTTAATGAGAAGTTTACCCATAGAGACATTCATGTTATCTTCTGACTTTATTGGTCCCATAGTATTAGTTTAAACTTTATGTATTCCGTACATAATCTTACCCCAGCTGCTAGTTTCTCTTTTTTCGATGACATTTGGAAATCTATAATTGATTCCATTTTTGCCTCGTTGCATTACTTTAAATTCACCAGCTACAATGCCTAAGAAAAATTCTCCGGCTTTAAGATTATTTTTGTTCCCTTTACTAATAACAAATATATCGTCTTTTTTCATATTCCAAGCATTTATGTCAATACTCATGCGTACAAAAAAAGTATCATTTCCCCTTTCAATTATATCATCAGCGGAAACTTTTAACATAGATTCGGGTATTTCGTTCATCTGTATTTATGGTTATTTATTAAACAATGATACAAATGTAAACAATAAAAATTTAGGCAAATAAAAAGAGAGGAAAAATCCCTCTCTATTTATAATAAACCCAAAAACTATTCTTTTATCCTTGTGTTTCTTTATCAATAACCTTAATACTGTAAATCTCAACCTAAAATTGCAGTCCGTAAAGTTTTTTGTAAAAAAAAAAGCTGCACCCGTAAGTACAGCCCTTATATGAAGCGTTATGCGTTATTTCAAAGACTCTGAATG